TTGTTTAAGCGGACACGATATCAATACGGAAGTTTGCGACTGAAGAAGCGCAGAACTGGCCCGGATGCGTGGGAGTTTCGGTACTACGAGGATGATTCACAAAGCCGCCGTGAGCGGAAATATGTGACCATCGGAACGAAGAATGAATATCCCACGGAAAGTGATGCGAGAAGAGCCGTCCAGTCTCTGCTGCTTAAACTCAATTGTGGTGCTCCACGGGCTGAATTGGAAATCCCGAATTTCGGCACTCTGATCGACAAATTTGTGGATGAAGAAATGCCGGAGCGGTACTCGACAGCAGCCTCGTACAAATCGGTAATCAGTACGTACTTGCGACCGAAGTGGAGCGATTATCCTTTGGACCGCTTCAAGCCTATGGCAATCGAACAATGGTTAAGAAGCTTGGACCTTGCACCCAAAACCAAAGGCAACATACGAAGCCTAATGCATCTGATCTTCACCTGCGCCGAGCGGTGGTGCCTGATTGAAATGGGTAAGAATCCCGTTGCTCTGGTGCGCGTGAAGGACTGTACGAAGAGATTGAAGCGTCCGCGGATTCTGACAGTTGAGCAGCTTTGCTCGCTTACGCCATTTCTGAAGCAGCCCTTCAGGTTGATGGTGACCGTGGCCCAATGTTTGGGACTTCGGGTGAGCGAGATTTTGGCTCTGCAATGGGGCGATTTCGATTTCGAGGAAATGACACTGCTGGTCCAGAGAAGCATCGTGCACGGCAGGGTGGACGAGGTGAAAACCGAGTACTCGCGTGACCGCGTGCCTCTGGATGAGCATCTGGCGGAACTTCTCTTGGAATGGAAGGGAAAGAATGTTTTCCGAGCTGCCAACGATTGGGTCTTTTCCAATCCGGCCACTCGAAAGCCCTACCATCAGGAGGAAATCCAAAAGAGGCACCTCAAGCGGGCGGCGATTGCCGCTGGCGTGGGCGCCGATGTCGGCTGGCACACATTCCGTCACACGTACCGTTCGCTGTTGGACGAGACGGGGGCTCCGATGAAGGTGCAGCAAGAGCTTATGCGTCATGCGTCGATTCAGACCACCATGAACGTATACGGACAAGCGATGCCAGCCAGCAAAAGACTTGCGAATAGCAAGGTCGTACAGATGGTGCTCAAACCCGCCAGCCCCAAGCTGGCGGAAGCAGAAAGAGCGGCGACCTAAATGAAAACCTGCCTGTTGATTGAATGGGGGTTTTTGGGGGTTTGCCGGAACCTGCCGATTCCTCGTAACCGATTGAAAAGGTTGGTTGCGGGGGGTGGATTTGAACCACCGACCTTTGGGTTATGAGCCCAACGAGCTACCAGACTGCTCCACCCCGCACTCTGATAATAACAGACGATCGCTTTGGTTGCCAGCCAAACACTAAAGAGCCACTAACCCGGCCGCGCTTCGCGAATCTCTTTCCGTTGCGCTACGACAGGGTATACTCCACATAAAAAGGAGAATCGAAAGCATGTCCAGGAAGATCGTTTTCATAGCGTTGGTGTGCGCTTTGGCGTCAACCATTAACCGGGCTGAGGTGGCAGACTCAGGCGCAACTGGCTTTACCATCAAGATCACGACCAGCATTCACGCAGCTCCAGCGGAGGTCTACAAGAAGCTGGTGCACAACATTGGCGATTGGTGGAGTTCGCAACATACTTTTTCCGGAGATGCACACAATTTATCTATCGAAGAGCGCCCCATGGGCTGCTTTTGTGAAAAGCTGGTCAATGGCGGCGGAGTACGCCACATGGAGGTGGTCTTTTTTTCTCCCGGAAAAAGACTGGTTTTGTCTGGTGGATTGGGCCCTTTGCAAGGAATCGGCGCTGCGGGAGCAATGACGTTTAATCTTACCGCGGACAAAGACGGCACAAAGCTCGAAGTTACTTACGCTGTTACCGGCTACCTTTCCCAGGGAATGAATTCCTGGGCAGCGCCCGTCGATGGCGTGCTTACGGAACAGATCACTCGCTTCAAGAATTACGTGGAGAGCGGTAATCCCGCCGGCGCGGGCACGCCGGACAAAAAACCGCCGGCGTAGCTTAGCTGGCCACAGTTTCGAAGCTGGTAAGTCCCCGAAAAGCGCACCCAACAAGATGGCCGGCATCCCTCCCGCATCTGAATCCATGATCATAGCGCCAACCGAAAAGCGTGTGCCGGGCATCGACCTCCTTCGCGGGCTCTGCATTGTCGCCGTCGTCCTGCATCACATCAACCTCAGGATTCGCTTTAATGAGAGTTCCCTGGGCAAGCTGATTGGCCCGGCGGCAAACAGGGTCCTCTTCTGGAGCGGATATTACGGAGTGAGGGTGTTCTTCGTAATTTCCGGCTTTTTGATCGCCACCTGGTCGCTCAAGCGTTGGGGAGTCCTCAGGAACATTGGTCTTCGGCAGTTCTACCTGATGCGGTTTGCCCGGATTATGCCCTGCCTTCTGGGGCTGCTTGCGTTGTTCGCAGTTCTCGATCTCGCCGGCGTTCCGCGATTCACCATCAACCCAGAACATACTTCGCTCGCACGCGCCCTGTTCGCCGCGCTCACGTTTCATATCAACTGGCTTGAGGCCCGCACCGGCTACCTCCCGGGAGGCTGGGACGTGCTGTGGTCGCTCTCCGTGGAAGAGGTGTTTTACATCTTCTTTCCGCTGGTGTGTTTCCTGGTCAGAAAGCAACTGCTCCTGATTGCCCTGCTGTCTGGTTTTGTCATCATCGGGCCTTTCGCTCGCGTCCTTATCCACAACGATATCTGGGTTGATTACAGCTATCTCTCCTGCATGGACGGTATCGCCTTTGGGTGCCTGGCCGCCATGCTCTGCGCCAAAATCAAGTTCAGCGACAAAAGCAACCTGGCCCTTCGAATTTCAGGGATTCTCCTCTGCCTGTTGATTGATGTTTTTCGCCACACGGCGTTCAAGATCGGATTCTACAAAGCCGGCCTCGATGTGACGGTGTTGGAGATCGGCACTTGCCTGCTGGTCATCGGGCTGCAGCAGCAGTTTGAGAAAAAATCTACTCAGGCACGCACGTCCGCAGCATCCGGAGGCGGCTTCAAATCATTCTGGCGCGCTGTCACCACTTTTCCTTCAACTCTGTTCCGCTGGTTCGGCCGAAACAGCTACGAGGTCTATCTCACCCACATGCTGGTGGTGTGGCCCATGGTAATCACGTTTCAACATCTGCATCAATCCATCAACATGGCCATTTTTTGGTTTATCGCTGCCACCGCTCTCACCGGCGTCTTGGGCCACGTGGTATCACAACTTTATTCTGAGCCCCTGAATCGATCCCTGCGCAGAAAGTTCATGCCGGCAGCACCGCGCGCTGCGACTCTGCGAGCATCGTCGCAGTCTGGGTCTTATTAATAGCTTCAAGGGATGGTTGGCACTATCTTTAACGCTGTTTTAACTGGTCCAACTTTTCTGCCACCTTGGGACTGAGTTGGGAGAATTGACGCAGGCTGTTAGAATTACTGGTGTCAAGGCTCAATCATGCGGGAGTAGTTCAGTGGTAGAACGTCAGCTTCCCAAAGTTGGAGTCCCTCCTGCCATCCATTGGTTTCAATCACTTACACTCGGACACTAAGCCCTCAGTTGGATAAATCAGCGACACTCGGGCGCTAGTGTTCACCAAAGTGTTCACCAAAACACTTGCGAAGAGATTGGACCATGCCCGAAACAATCAAATGCCTCACCTTGTGGGAACCGTGGGCCTCTGCCATGGCCAAGGGCCTCAAGCACGTCGAGACACGGCCTTGGTACACGCACTATCGCGGCCCGCTTGCGATCCATGCAGCGAAGAAAAGATTTAACCCCAATAAATACTCCCCGGAATTCGCTCACCTTTGCCGCAAGGTTAATTTCTGGCCGGACAATCTTGCCTATGGCCGCCTGCTGTGCATCGTGGACCTCATCGCCTGTCATCGCACCGAGGCGTTCGTTCCGTTGGCAGATGAGAAGCCGTGGGGTAACTATGAAAATGGGCGCTTCGCCTGGGTGACCAACAATCTCCGTGTGCTCCCTATACCCCTCCAAGTCACAGGACGCCAGGGGTTATTCAACTGGCAGGTTCCAATCTTGCTTGAGGATCTGCTGTCAGAGCGAAAGGCAGAGGACAAAAGCTAGTGACCGCCGCCACCAACGTCCAGCCGATCCTCGAAAAAGGCCTGCTCCACGTGTACACGAAGGCCTGCGCCATCATGGCGGCAATCTTTGACGAGCTACAGTTAGGCCCACAGGACTGCATCCTCGTCTGCTCAGTGCTCACAGAAATGTTTACCGCAGGACTTAAAGACGGTCCTGCAGCTGTCGAAAAGTTTGATCTGGTGGCCGCGATCCGCACCCGGCTCGCACGTGGTAAAGGCCAATGAAAGACCAACGTTAACAGGAGGATTTACCGACATGAACCTTGCACAAATCGGACCAAAGAGGTGGCGTCTTCGCATCACTGTACCCAGTCCTATAAAAACTGACTACAGCGGCAAAGAGTGGACTAGCCAGCCACAAGAGTGGACTAGCTTAGACTGGACGCAACTTTGTCACCAGATTCCCGACTATGACCTTTTTCGCTGTGAGCAATGCGGGCAGGAATTCAACGTACAAGGTGCTCGCTTCCCGCCTTTTCCTCTTGAATCGTTGATGCAGTTTCACTGGGATAACAAGCACGGCCCTTTGGCCAGGAGCGTTAAACGCCTCGGCCTTACCCGAAGTCAGCAAATGGCACTGACCCACGTTCTAATGTGGTACATGAGTAAGCCCGACGAACCACAGCAATTCGAAAACTGCTCACAAGATCCAGTAGTCATAACCACAACTCAGCAACTTCTGGAATTGGTGAACTGGCCACCTGCTAAATGAAAGCCGCCGTCCTCAATATGAGCCCGCCGCACTACAACCTTGGTGCGCACAAACTCGCCAACTGGCTGCGATCCCAAGGCCACACCGTTGAAGAATTCGAGGGCAACCCCGGCCTCTTCCTGGCTGACTTCGATCTGATCTGCCTCTCCGTGATCTTTTCCTGGGACGCACCGGCCGCTCTCGATGTCGCTTTGCTCTGGAAGCATCGCGCAGAGGTCTGGGCTGGAGGGCCTGGCCTGTTCGCTCTCCGGAGCTGGTGGAAGGAGCGAGCTGGCTTCGAGTGCTCTCCCGGAATAGATCCACGCTTCGACCATCAACCGGGAAACTATCGGATGGCCTTTGCCAGTCGCGGCTGTCCGGTCGGCTGCTACTTCTGCATCGTTCCCCAATTGGAAGGCAGAACATTCAGCCTCAACTGGAACTTCCAGCCAGCACCCATTCTCTGCGATAACAACCTCTCCGCCCTGCCGATGGGATTCCAATGTCACATCGTCCGGCGATACTCGGAACGCGGAGCCGTTCGCCTTCTGGACGCAAATTCCGGCTTCGAGCCAGCCACTTTCGACTGGCAAACTTATTGTGTTTGGAAGTACGTGCTACGCGGCCCCTGGCGCTTTGCCTTTGACTATCTACCAGAAATCGGCGCGGTCCGCCGCATGATGGAGATCCTCAAGGACGAACCGAGAAAGAAAAAGCGCGTCTACGTCCTCATCGGCAACGAGCCCATGGAGAGCTGCTACGAGCGTGCAATCAAAGTCCTGGAATGGGGCGGCGAGCCATTCTGCCAACCAATCATGCGGCTGAACGTGTTGGCCAAGGATGACATCACTATCAAGTACGACTGGACCAGGCAGTCGCTCATCGACTTCGCACGGTACTTCAACCGCTTCCTCTGGAAATACGTACCTCTGACCGAATATACACACCGCAAGAATCAGCCAGCACCGTTCGCTACCTCACATTTCAACTGGTGCCTGAAATGAAACCCAAAATAACTCTCCAGTTGACTATCCCTGTGCCATCGTCTAAATTATCTGCCTCATTTATGGACGGTTATAGACGGCGACTGAGAGAGCGACTATCCCATTTACTGTCCCAGTGTTCTTGGTGTATAGTTTTGCTCCTACCCCTAGTCGAGTCCAACAGGCCCCAGTCCAAAAGGAATATGCCACTTCCACAAGTGAATCACGTAAACTGGCCCCGTGGAGGAACGTATGAAACGTTTGCATTTCCTTTTGGTTCTGTGTGTCGTACTCGGTTCGGCCATAGGGGTGGGCGCGCCAGTAGTTGCTCAGGGTTGCTGCGGAAACCCGCCGTGTCCCCCTCTTTGCAACGTCCCAAAATAGCAATCTCTTACCTTGGGCTGCTTCTCGCGCGCCAATCTCGATCGCACGGAGGCAGCCCATGAAACTTCATCTCTCCACACTCGAATATGCAATATGGTTCAGCGCAGCACTCTTACACGCCACCCTTGGTGTCGTTATCACAGTACGCGGCGTCCATCGCCGCCTGCCGTTCTTTGCTACGCAGATCTATTTCTGCCTGGCAAGCAACATCGTCTGCTACCTCCTGGCGCAAAAAGCTTCACTGCTCACATACGCCTTCGCTAACTTCGGCAGCACCATCATTGTCGATGCCCTCTACGGATGTTTCCTCTGGAGAGAGGTTTACCTAACCACCTTCGGGCCTCGAATGTTCCTGCCCGCCTGGGTGCCATATCGATTCTTCGTCTATACCAGCGGCCTCTATGCAGCAGTCCTCGTTACAGGCGTCCTGCTGCCGGCACCGTGGCTCGGATCGGCGCTTGCGGCCATGGCCTTCCTCACGCGTTCTCTGCTGGGGATTATGGCTGCGGTGTGCATCGTTTTAATTTTCTATTCGGTGCGGCTTGGCATTTCCTGGCGCCGGGACACTCTGATTCTCACCGCAGGCCTGCTGTTTTCAACGGCAACGGAATTGGCTGCCGCTTACTCTCGATACTTCGTCTCTGCCGAGGCGGTGCCGGTCCTCCGCCAAATTTCAAGCTTTTCCTACCTCGTAACCTTGGCTCTCTGGATGTGGGGAGTGTCCACACAGAGAGTTGAATCTGAAGCCGCTACCCCGGAAATGCTACGCCAGATCGACGGGGAGCTTGACCGCTCGGCAGAATCTGCCAGCGCATGGATTTCTCTCAGGGAGCCACACTCATGACACAGGATCGTGCCACTCTACCCCAGCTGCTGTCGAAATTAGCCGCCATTCAACTCCGTTTCCCCGGGCCCAAGGACAAGGCCGATGCTTGGAAGCCGGCGCTCACGGCCGTATCCGCGAAATGCCAGCTCATCATCCAATTTACGGATACTCAAATTCCACTGTTCAAAGAAAGCAACGAGCTTTATAGCGCCATCGCTGAGGCCCGTAAACGGGCTATAGAGCTTCGTCTGCTCTGCCGGCAGACCATTAGGGTCAAAAACCCCATCGCGCTGGCTAAACGCCTTGGAGACATCCGCATGGGATATTCTGAACTGGGCTCAAATCTCAGTTCCATCTGCCTTCTTACCGAACCGTCCCTGGCCCCGACTGTTGAACTGGTACTGGTGACGGCATAAGAGGCACCTAGCGGACTGGACAGTTAAGAGAATTCTAATCTATAAATCTACCTGCATTGGTGGTAATCTCTAGTGAAAGTGAAATTGCCCAGATATGAGTGCAAAGCAAGCCCAAGCCCAAGGCATCGCTAGCGTAATCCGGGAAACCGAGGAGTCTGTTGAGATCCAGATACGTCGCGCTGAAAGCTTCCTCCAAATATCACGCCGCTACCTTGACGACCTGCGCCGTTTGGATAACCGCCCCATAAACTCCAGCAGCACCCGACATCTCAGCCCGAAGGCCCCCATTATTGATTTTGTGCTGGACTTTTTGGAGGAGCAAGGGTCCCCACAGTCGGATGAGACCATAATCCAAAATATGATTTCGCGAGGGGTCAATGCCGGCCTCTGGGACCAGCGACAGCAGATTAAGAAATCGCTGGACTACCACCTGCTCAGCGAGAAGGAGAAGTCAAAAAAGTGGAAACACGTCAAAGCAAAGCCACCAAAGCTAATGCGCTTCGGCGACCTTATCGGCAAAGCAGAGTGGAAAAAAGAGGATAAGTCCCCGGGAGAGAAGAAGTGAAGAAGAAACCCCTGGTTGGTCAACGAGTGTACGTTTTCACGAAAAGCCGCGAAGTTCGTGGAAGTTGTACCATCATGGAGGTAACCGAAACGCAAGAAGGCGAATGCATAATCCGCGTGGATGAACCGCCACAAGGCATACAGCCGGGCGATATGATCGCATATAACTTGCCGACCGATACGCAACAGAAGGAAGGCCAATTCCTGAATTTAGCAAGGCACTAGCAACGCTACACCTTTCCCCGCCGCCGCAGAATGGCTCCCCTTCTCCCCATCACCAGCGGCTTTTCTTTCTCCTCGAGCTCCGCCATCTTCTCCCCGATCCAAATCATGCGGCTGGTAGCGTCCTCTTTCGGAATGTGCGCCAACATCTCCTGCACCCGCTGTTCTCTCGTCTTCATCGTCGGCTCTGGCAATGAAAGCACGATGTATTTCAGCGGGTCGCGCAGGTGATTGTCTTTGTCAACGATCTTTTCTGTTGGATTCTTCGTAAGTAACTGCTTCTCACTCAATTCCGCGCGCCGGGCCCTGCGCAGCTCCCAGAGAAGATTCGGGCAGCCATTGTTATGCAGCCCATACACCGGCCGCACTATATCTTTGAGCGCCCGCGGGCAAACGATCCTGATCATCGGCTCGAAGTTATCCAGGTCAAACCAGTGCGCTAGGATGCGCTCCATGCCCGTGATTTCCGTATTGTCAGGAGCGGACTGCAGGTTCGTAATTCCAGCTTCAGCGTACAACTCTGCCAGCGCCCTAAATGAACCGTCTTCTTGCTGCTGCGTTTTATAGAACATGCTCGGATCCGCCATCACATCCGCCTGCTCAAATCCTTCCAACAGCTTCAGGTTCAGAGCATGTTGCCGCGCACTTAAGCCAGGCATGTAATACTCTCCCGTTAACCACAACCCTCCTTCATGGTCCACAGCGCCAACCAAGCCTCCTGACGGGTTTGTGCTGCCATGATCGTAACCGCCAACCTTCCGCCATGTCGGAGGAACCTCGAACCCGCTCTCCGCCTCTACGATGATCTTGTCCCCATACTTGGTGAGAACCTCGGCAAATAGGCGCTCACCGCCGCCAGCTTCGTGAATGATCTCCTGCTCCCGGTCCCACTCCTGCTGGCTCTTGTATTTCGCCCTCTCGATCACCTTCCACGTCTTGAGCTTCCCGTCCCTTGGATCCACAAACAGCTTGCCAATCGCCGGATCCCTGTCCGGATCGGCCCAGTAGTAGATCCTCAGCACCAACGTGCCATCAGCCATCCGCCGCGTGTCCACGCCACGGCAGAGCTGCTTATGATCGTCCTCTGCGGACTGCACCACGTCGGCAAACCACCCAGGACCGGCAGAGCTGAGAACGATGATCTTTTTGCAAGCAGAAATTGCGGCCGCGTAGGACCCACCGGCGTCTTCAACAAATGCTGCCTCATCCAGCAGAATCGCCCAGGGGTGATAAGACCGGACCTTGTCTTCACCGTGCGGGATGCCGATGATCCGGCTGCCATTGGCGAAATTGAGTTCCAGCCATCCCTGCTGCGAACTCGGCTTAACCAGCGGATATGCTGCCTTGATATCCGCGTCCTGCTGGTCATAGAGCGTCTTGGCGTAGTCAACCAGCTCCGCCGCTTTATCCTCAGTCTGCGATTGAAACAGGACCTCGATACCGGGCGTCGTCATGCACGCGTGCATGAGATAGCCCACGCACAGCCAGCTCATCATCAGGTCGCGTGACTTCTCAATGAAGATGACCGGCTCTCGCTGGATCTCCTTCAGCGCATAAGGGAAATATGGTTTATCGGGGAACGGACGGTGCTCGCTTGTCTCTCCGTCCGCCTTCCAGTGGGGATCCTTGGTCTTGGTGTACTTCTGTAGCCAGATGAGAGGGACCTCAATCCGGCTTTTCACCTTGGCCCGCTGGAGTTGTACCTTTATCTCGTCTTTAGAGTGCTGGTCACGCAGAACCGCGAGAGCGACTCGCTCGGTACGTGACAAGTTCCTCTTCAGTCGGAATGTGGCCATAGATAATTGCAAATTCCTGCTGCTCTTTCGTCGTGCCGCGCAGCAGTTCGTTCAGATCTAGCGTCTGGTCCACCAATAATCCCTTGATTCGTGCGAGAGCTTCCCATGCCTTAACCTGGCCGTTGATGTTGCCTTTCGTCACCATCGCCGGCAGCCGCGCGAGCTGCCGCAGTCCGGAAACAATCTCTTCGTCTGGTATGTCCTGGACGGCATCGCCCAGGCGCTCCGCGCTCTGGGCGAGAATGTAGGCTTGTTTTGCCTGGATAGCTTTGGCTACAACTGGATTGGCAAGGAGTTTTGAAGCAGCCTGCTCAGGGTGAGCGTAATTGGCGCGCCGGGCGGCGTCCGTGGCGTTCCCACGCCAACACTCAACAAACTTTAACTGCATCTCGGTAAGAAGCTCGCTGTCACCCAGATCACTAGGCAGCATGATCTCTGCCTTGGGCGCAGTTGCTGCACCTGCAGCTTCCTGCTTCTTCCTGCCGGCAGATGGCTGTGGTGTGTCCTTCTTAACCCTCTTCCGTGACGGACCTTTCCCCTTACCATCTTTTCGCTTTGCCATACTGCCTTATCGCCAGCCACTGCGCACTACGAACTGCTGAACTACCGTGTAATATGGGTGAAACCAATGACCATCACCAACACAGCAACTCGCCTGCAGCTGATCTTCATAGCTCAGGCGGCAGTCCTGATTACCCTTGGTCTCTACCTCGCCCGCGCATTCTCGACGGTGGCTGATCAACACACAGCGCTACTACTCCACGCCATCAATACTCCTGGCGCCGGCGCTGCCTGTCTCTATGTGCTGATGCAGCTGGCGGTGCCACTCATAAAAGCTGGTGCATTTGCCGCCGCCGCTCTCTGGTGGCTCTCCCGTCAACGCTCACTGCTCAAAACAACCCCATCTGCTCTGCCTGGTCCATCGGCGGAATAGGCTCGCGCTCCACGTCATCCACAAACTCCCGTGGTGGTTTCACCTTCCGCACGTGAGTAGGAAAACGCAGCCCATAATCAATGCTCGGCGGAGGTAGATCGAAATCGTCTCGCCGCCCGCGATAGCCTTTCTTGTAGGGCGCCACCCTTGCGAAGAACTCAATTTCATCGCCCGGTTCCAGCTTCAGCTCATCCAACCGCTTCCCTACGCGAAACCACAGGTGGTCTGCCACCACAGTCCCAACCTCGTCGCGTATGTTCTGAAAGAGAGCGGTCCTAATCGGATAGCCCTTAAAGCCCTTCTTCTCGCCAAAGCGCCCAAAGGTTGCGAGAAATCGCCCGCGCCGGCCGTTGCGCTCCCTAAGAATCTCCCGCATCAGTAACTCGTCCTTCGAGATCCAAACTGTTTCTTGAGCAAGATCCTGCTGATCATCATCTGCTCTTCCTCTGTGTCCGCAGCATCCAGCACTGCCTGGACTTCCTCCAGGCTGAACCGCTCCATGCCGGCTTCAAACTCATCCTTCATTGACTCGCGGATCATCCGGCCCATCTCCTGCGGCGAATAATCTCCGGAGGCCTGCCGCGCCTGCCGCTGCTCAATCCTCTCCTGCTCTTCGTCAATCGGCTGGCCATAGTGCGAGCGCTGGATCTCCAACATCTTTCGCTCTGCTGCCGACATAGCCGCTTGTTTACCCACGCGTGAGAGCCCCAGTTCGCCCAAGGCCGCACGGCCTGCTGGCTCACCTTGTTTTCGCGCCTCAAGAAATTTACCAACGCCGATTGGCGTACCTACTCCATGCACAGCCTTATCGAACATCTGCTCCCAATACGGGTCACCCGGATGGGATATCAAATGCCCCTGAAAGTCCCGGTTATGAATCGTCTCGCCAATCGCCGTCCACGGATCAGCCAACTTGCTGTACGCATAGTTGATCGGGCTCTCGCGCAACTGGAATAGATCCTTGAATGGCACCAGCGGCAGCACCCACCGGTTCGAACGGCCGTGCGAGTCGTCGGTCCCATCCCGGGGCGCAATCACATCCTTCCAGTCCTTCGGAAATTCATGAGTAAAGTAGAGCTGCAGGAGGGTATGCAGAACCGCCCCAATCAACGCCATGCCAAGAATACGCGCCATCATTGGATCCAGCCGTGGAATTGCCGTCGTACCAGGCTTCGCTGTATCGCTGCCCGTGGCCGCGTCTTTCAGGAATTTGGCGCTCTCCATGAACTCACGCGCCTGTCCCCCAATGGCCGATCCGGTGAACCGCATGTTGCCCTCAGTCCAGGCCAGGGCACGGAAGATCAGCTGCAGGGACGTTTTGAAAGTCGAATTCCAAAAGCGGTTTGACCAGTTAATCTCTCCAAAGCGATTGTCTATTTGCGTCCACACCTGCCGTGCCAAGTTCTCTCGCGTGAGCTTGCCGCTGGCCATCTCCTCAAAGCGATCGGCAAACCTCTCCCCGAGTTCCCGGAAGAACAGGCCAGCCTTAAGCCGTGGAATGTACATCTCGAACAACGGGTATTGCAGAAGCTGGTTTGCCGCGAACGGTGTCCGCAACAGCGCCCCAATGTAGTTGTGATTCGCCGCCGCCTGCATCAGACTCTCAACCGCGTGCGTGCGGTAGCCCTCGTCCATCGTCAGACGGCCGCCGCCAGTGAACAGATCGTGAATCATCTCCTGCGCTTCTGGATATTGCTTAATAAAATCCCGTCCGCGGGTGGTACGCAGGAAGCTGATTGGATCATCAATGTAGCGAACGATGCTGCCACCTTCGCGTGATAGGGTGAAAGGTGCTGCCCCGCTCTTGCTGGCAGTGATAGCGCCATCAATGATGGCTTTACCAATATCCGAGGCGCTGGCCGCTTTCCCCTTCGGAGTTATCCAGCGGTCCAGCACATGCCGTACTCCCTGGTTCCAACCGTGTTCAAACCCTCTGCCGGCTTCCGATCCCGCCGCCAGGATGCTCTCCGTAATCAGGTGGAATGGTGAGAAGCCCAGCCGCCAGGCCGTGTGCTGGTTCTTCACCCACATAATGCCGCGTCCCACCTTCGACTGCTTGAACCAGTCGTAACTCAGGAAGTTGGTGAGGATGCGATGTGCGTTCTCTTCCACCCAATACTCACCGACTTTGACCAGGCCCTCTCCGGACTGGGCCGGGAACAACACGCGAAACATCGGATCGTCCATCTGCTGATAGCCCATGGTCCGCGCCGTCGCCCAATCCCCTTCCTTGAAATACTGCGCGGTGTGGTAGATCTTCCCCTTAGCGCCAATCGTGTAAGGCTCATTCAGCCATTCATCAAACATCTGCCGCGCTGTCACAAAGCGCAGGCCCTCCACAATGCGCGCCCTGAAATGATCCACAGGGTTCGTGCTGATGAGCTTTCCGCCCGCCTGCAGACCTTCGCTCACATCTTTAAGCGTCTGCTGTTTCATGAAGGACTTAGGCCCTTCCAGCGGACGCCCGCGCAGTCCTGATTTTGCTTGCGTCTTTACCTTGCCACTGCCCGGCACTACCTCCCAGCGCGTTGGGAAATAATTCTCCTTGTCGCTTAGTGTGGGGCGATACTGCCGCTCCAATGTCCGTAGCGGCTCCAAACTCTTGCGCAAGAAGTCCAGGGCGTCATCCAGCTTCACCGTGCGTTGCAGTTGCCCTGTACGAGCGCGGTCCATGAAATCAATCTTGTCTGCATCCGGCATGCGGTCAAACATCTTCTGCAAGCCACGTACAGCTCGCTCCCAGCGGAATGCCTCTTCTTCCCGCTTGCCTTTCATCCGCATGGCCGCGTCCAGGTCCTGCGACCTCACCAAAGTTCTGGGCGCCAGGATGGCCGCACCCTTTAGAGCGATCTCGCGCAGGCCTCCAGCAACCTCCTTTGCCACCGGCGCCACGTCCTGCGTGTAGAAGTTCTGGATGCTCTTGATCGGAATCGGCAACGCCATCCGCAAGGTGCCGGGCTCAAATCCGGTGGTGTCAGGAGGCTCCTTCTTTGTTCCGGTATTTAACTTGTCGTAGTGCTCCTGTAATCGTTGACTGTACGAACCAATGGTCTCTCCAGGCGTGCGCGATGGCTCTGCTGCCATCCGCGCCTCAATGGTGTCTTCATCCGGTTTGGCCTCAGACGCAGAAAAGCCGCCCGATTCTGGGCGGCTTGTAGGAGCAAGATTTTGTGGCGGGCTCCCAGGTGGTGACGGACTCGCCGTTGTTGTCCCTTGTTTCAACTGCTGATCTATCTGTCCGATCTTCTCCTTGATGTCCTGGCGGAAATTGAAACTCTGGTTCAGTTCCCGGAGCTGTGGCGGCGTCGTATGATTCCGTACCCTCTCTCCCGGAATCGGCTTTCCATTCTTGTCGACGGCGATCACATCCACACTCCACCGGTTGTTAGGATAGACCGCGCTGGTCGCAGGATGAAACTCTACCACCTGGTCGCGGCCACCACCGTAACTCGGCACAAACATGCCGGGCTTGTAGTACTGCGCAATCTCCTTGTCCGTGGGAGGAGCTTTGAGTTTCCGTTGGAGTACCAGCCGTTGCTTCTCCAAACTCTGCTTGAGCGTGTCGGCAATATCGACGCTGGGCCTGACCGCAGCTCCCATCTTCAGAGCTTCCGTTCCCTCTGGCGTCCTGGCAAACCGTCCACCGTCTGCCTCTGGATCCTCAATCCGATTCAACCACCCGCGCTTCACTAAACGGGCTATGGTGCTATTGGCCTCGTCCTCATGCAATCCATTCTCGACAAGATGAGTTAGAAGAGTAATTCCATCCGTCCCTCGGCCTGCAGGCGTTCTCTGCAAAACAGCGCGCTCATGCTCTGTAATTGCGTCTGTGGTCCTACGTGTCTTTTGTGGCTCAGGTTGTGACGGTTCCCCTGTTTTCTGAGGTTCGGGTGCTTCCACCTTGGCCGGGAACTCCTTCAGCACCCTCCTAATCGCCACATGTCCTTTGTCACCTTCCGGCAAGTAGTACACCGGCTGCATGCCCCGCTCGTAGATAACGCCCAGGTCCTTCAGGCGCGTGCCAACATTCGCGTTTGGCGGGATAAGCTGTACCACCTGATTGCGCGACACTCGCCCGCGCCTCACCTGGATTCCACCCTCCAGTTCGTAGCGCGTTCCGTTGTGTAACACGTCCGTCATGAGCTGGCGAGCATTGACCGTGCTTTGGTTGCCACTGATGCGCGAGAGGAGCTTTTCGATCTCATTGCCCGGAACTTCTACTCCCACCACGCGCCGGCCGCTGTCTGAATCCACAGCCGTATAAATGTTCAGGAATTGCCCGGTAGCTTCCCGGATCGGATTCCACCACCGCAGCACCGCACCGCCGATGAGATGATGTTCGACTGTCCTATGGTCTGGGGCCTGGTCATACTGCTCCTGCCACTGCTGCCGCGCTGCCGCCAGCGGCTCCTTAAGTGCGCTATGTGCATCAGCCAGCGCCTTTTGTTTCTCGGCCAGTTCCCTCTCTGCGGATCCAACCCGCTCCTGTGCCCATCGGTCGCTGGAATACTTCGCTACCGCCTGCTGTGCATACTTCAAATCGCGCTCTGCAGCATGGACGGCGATCTCAAGTTCTTCCTTCTGCGCCTTGGCCCATTCGCTGATCTCCTGATACCCGTACAGCTTGGCATTTGGGAATTTCTTCGGCTTGCCATCAGCGGGAGTCACCACATAAGAAGCCTTCTCGCTCCTGCCATCGGCATGAACGATGTCCTTGGCGTCCATCAAAAGCGCCAGCTTTCCATCCTTGCCTCGAACAACACGCGCATTTCGTGGAGCGTATTCAATCAGAGATTTTTCCAATTCCTTTGGCGAGACTCGATCCGTCTTTTCGTGCGCCTCGATTGGGTAGTAAAACGTCTGCGCCTTGGTTTGTGGATCCGTCCCGATCACCCGTTGCTCATTGACCTTGAACCGATCGCCCGGCATCGTCTTCACGCCGGTATCGAGCTTCCCATCCTCAACGGCCTGCTTAACCGTTGCCTCAAAAATGTCGTAGTAGTAGTCATACACGGCATTCTGAACATCAGGATCCAGCGCGAGGAGTCGATTCAGCAGCCGCGTGACGTTGGTACGGTCCTTCGGAGGCACTGTCATGCCGCCCGTATCTGATGGCTTCAACACACCCAGATCCGTGAGCACTTGCATGCCTTTCAGCTTCGTTCCTGGCACCGGACCATTTTTCAACAGCTGTGTATAGAAAGAGTTGGCCGCTTGCCGTCCCTGGTCCGTCTCGAAGTTGACCTTGTCCATCATTTCCGTGCCGGCGTTCGTCTTGGTCTGCCCCTTGCCCAGAGCTTCGAGCGATCCCAGCCGCCGCGCGATTGTGGAAACGAAGCGATTTTCTCCCCCAAGGTTTGATTTCATCAGCGCGTACTCGGGAGGTACTTTTTGGTTAGAGCGGTTCGTTCGGCCCAGCATCTGCATGCTTCGGTCTGCGCTCCATCCCACCTGCAGCGTGATATGGAAACGCCGCTGTTGATTGTCCACATCGTGGCCCGCGTGCAGAGAGATACCTGTACCACCAGCCGAGGAGAGGATTGCTACCCGTTTCTTACCGCCCTGGAAGGCCCGCTCCTCACTCTTGTTAATATCGTCTCGCTTCACTCCCGCGCCGCCGCGTGAAACAAATTTACCGCTGGCCTCGTCGTAACGCTCTTTGCGGCCGGTGATCTCTGCTACCTTGTTCGGTCCTCCTAACTGCTCAATCAGAATGTCCAGCGGATTCGCTGGCATCTTCAAGTTCTGTTGCAGCTCCTTCACCAGTGCATCGCGCTCCTTCACCGCAGTCGGATTAATCAGCGGGATCTCTCTTCCCTCTTCGTCCGTTATGAACGCTGGAACCTTAATCGAATTGCCGGCGCTGTCTACATCGTCCTTCCACTGTTGCGTCGGATAGTGCTCGCGGACCAGGTCCACCAACATCTCTCCCGGTCCAAAGTCGTAATCCGGAATTTCGTCGGAGTCATCGGCATCGCGGTACTTGTTCTTTTCCCGGTTCTGCGCGGCCTCGTTCGTATTCACCAGCGAGATAACCACGCTCTTGCCATTGGCCAATGCCTGATTGGACTGCTCCACCGCGGTGGGAATCTTGAGTGTGGTGAGAAGCACGTTAAAGAAACGCTGCTGGGAGGCATAGAACAGTGACATAAAACGGCTCTTAGCTCTGGCCCCGCCGTTCGTCGTGTTCATGATCGAATCTTCCACGCGCTGAGAGACCAGCCGCCACGCCTTCACCGCCGAGCGATAAAGTTCCTTCTGCTCCGGAGTGATTTCGTGCTGGATCTCGCTGTACTCGACGCCCTTGTAGCTGAGCGTCCGTGACACATACTTGCCCTGGGCCTTCAACTCTCTCGCCACCATCTCCATGGCGCTCATGCCGCCTGCACCAATTTGCGCGGCAAAGTCATTAAACCCATTCGGGAATGCTGTCCCAGGCCCCCACAGCCCCAGCCGGTCCAGGTATCCCAGATTAACTACGTCTGTCGCCGCCGTAGCAGACAGCGACACAGACCGCAGCTTTGGTACCTCCTGCATAAACGCCTTCACGATCTGCCCGATCTGAGAAGGCTCTCCGCCAGCTCCGGCCACCGCGTTCTTCAACATGTGGGATTCGTCAAAGACAACATATCCCCCCTCACCCTCATCGTTGCCCACCAGCCAGCGCTTAAGCTGCGCAATGCGCGTGTTGCCTCTTTTGTCTTCTGAGCGCATGAGCGGATAGCTCGTAAACAGCACTCCCTGATGCTCAATAGGTGCAGTTGCCGCCAACTTGCCTAACGGCTTGATATTGCGCGCCAGCTCCACCGCCCCGATGCCATTCAGGTCGCGCATGGCATCCTGCATCAGGTCCCAGTTCACGCTTACCCACACCAAGCGCCGGCGCCCTTTGCGCCAGTTGTCCCACAAGATTGCAGCCGCTTCGCGGCCCTTGCCCACTCCCGTTCCATCGCCAATTAGCGCGCTCCCGCGAAAGCCACCCGGGAGAATGATTTCATTCTGCTGGCCAGCAATACTCACTGCTTCCAGTTGCACCGCAGAGAGCTTTCCCTCTTTGATCACTGAATCGGGTAGCGCTGGCCGGTAGCTGATTTCCGGCAGGGGAACTGTCGCCATTGTCTTGGTCTCGACAATAGCTCCAGGATGGTCAGGCCCCTTTAGCGAGGGTTTGTAAGCTACATAAGCTGAGGTGTCTTCTTCTTCACGGTGGGATTCAGACTCACGCCGTTCGAGAGCTAATTCGCTCTGGGCCTCTGCCGCAGGTTGGCCGAATTGAATCTGTCGTTCTGTACGTCCATCTTGATTAGGGCCTCCAGTGCCTGGAGTGGCTCCGCCTTCAGGACGTCCTTCAAATTGAAATCCGGATTGCTGTAGTGGAACTCGTTCACTGCTCGGATTGGACTGATCTCTTCCAAGTTCTCTTCCAGGTCGCTCAGGTCCACCGGCAGGCTGTACTTCTCCACCAGTTTCTGGCTCTCGTTTGGATAAACCTCGATCGCCTGCTCCACCAACGCCTTGATTTGCTCCCAGGCCAGCTGCGGACTCACTTTGCCCAAGGCTGATTCCGCCCCGGCGTCCAGCAAGTTGTGGTCTCGTTTCTGCGACATTGCTGAGCGCATTATACGCCTCCTCCAGGGTGTCATACTCACCCTGCTTTACTGTCGCCCAGGTCCTCTCCTGCCCCGCCGTCGTCTGTGACGGTGTTGGACCGTCCTTGTCGATTACGATGATTCGCGTCGCAAAGTTGGTGCCGTACTTCTGGTATTCCTTCCCCGCAATACGCACGTTCGCGCGGATGTTGTATTTCTGGCCCAGCTTCGCAAACCATCTCGCTGCCGCAGGGTTTTGGAAGGTCGCTCCCTCATTGGGAAAACCGTTGCGGCCACCGCCGAGAATCGTCACCAGCCGCCCACCATCGGCCAAACGTTGGAGAGCAGATTCCACGTGGTTGAATCCGTAAAGGTTCCGATTCGGCGCGTCGTGAGCTTTCATCGTGCTGGCCGAAAACGGCGGATTCATCACGATCACTGTTGGCTTCACATCTCCGCCCAGGAGTGCATTGATCAACTCGCCATCGTGCGAGGTCACATGATCAAAGCCGATCATCTTCAACATCGCCTGCCGGCGCGGAGAGATTTCATTCACGTATGTCTCAGCGCCAATCGCTTTGGCCCATATCGCCAGGCCCCCGTTGCCTGCCGATGGCTCAAGTACCAGATCTTGCGGCGTCAACCCGGCCACTCTCGCTACCACATACGCCTCAGTCGGAGGAGTAGAAAACTGTTGGTTCTTAACCTGCTCATCCGTGCGGACGCTCTGCGATGGCAACCGCTCCATGATGTTGCGGAGAGTCGCCAGGGCGCCGGGTACGTCCATCTCCATCAGCTCCTTGCCGCGCTCCAACAAGAACTTGTTAACACCGCCCTCCATAGCGTCAAATGCGTCCTTGGGTGTCCACTCTCCGGAGACACGCGAGGATCCAAAAGCCTCCTCTGCCATCCGATTTAGATCGGTTACATTCCCGATAGGCCGATGCTGTTTCAGAGCTTCATAAACAGAATTGGCTAGTCTCTCTGCACCTGTTCTGGAAGAAGTGAGATCATCGGCGCTTTCCTTCTCTGCCGCAAAAAGATGCTCGTCTTGTGCTTCCTGCATCCGCTTGGCTTTTTCTAAAGCCTCTCCCGCACTCTTATGCCCCATGCTCAACATGCGGCCGGTGGCTTTCTCTTGCACTCCAAAGCTGCTCTTGTTGGCACCTTGCGGAATGATCCTAAAAAGTTTCGTTTCCACTAATCCCTGTTCTGGTCCCGAAACGGGTCTTTGTTCTTGTACACGTGCCGCCCCGGCAGGCTCAGGCTCAGGAGCGTGCTTCCCTGCGGTATCGAGTCCAGCATCTCCGGTTTTGTCCCGCTCTCCGGTCCGGAGTCCGGCTTCTTTTCTCGACTGCTTGTCTCGGTCGGCAGCGCTCTCTGCGCTGGCTTCGTCTTTTCCAACTCCATAAGAGAGTCCTGTACCTTTCTTCTCCCCGGTCTTTCCATTGGGGAGCTTTATCGTAAAAACTGCTTCGGCCAAACGGTCATTGATGCGCTTGGCCACACGCCCTACCCGCTCAGGTTCGGTCGAAAGAAACAGAAATTCATCGCCGCTTCTATGGTACGGACGGATGCTGCCGCCTGGCTCACGCGCAATCGCATCGCGAATTAAATCACCCACTGCCGGCAGCACTACTGTGTCAACTCCATAGTGGCCCAAGGCAGTGTTGAACTGTTTGAAATCGTCCAGATCGGCGTAGCCCACATGCTGGTGAGTCTGCGCCAACTCTTCCCGATCCTCCTGAAACGCCCGATAATTCGGGAGTCCAGTTTTTTCGTTTGTGAGGAGCGCCCGCGTCTTCTCCTCTGGAGTCATTTGGTCGACGCGCTTGCGCAAGTCGGAATTCTGCCGCCGCTCCGCTGGTTCCTTTTCCAGTTCATCCACATGAACAACCTCTGTGGGCTGTTCTTTGGGCTTGGCGGCCTCTTTTGGAGCTCTACCTTTCAGTTCCTTGGGATCCACATGGAATGCCGCGCCAAAAGAATCAAGTGGGCTCGGCTCCGGTCCCAGGGCGAGAGTCGCCTGTCCCGGCTTGTCCGCTTTCGCGTCCTGGGTGAACTGGTGGATGGCCTTGCGTACCACCTGCGCCGGCTCACCAAGCGTCTTGATGAGCGCGTCCACGTCCGGCGTCCGACCGCCGCCAAAGAGTGCTCCTTGCCTGAGAAAATCGCTCACGCTCAGGTGCTTCTCCGCCATGTCCGCGTGTGCCGCCAGCGCCTCCTCCAGCATTGGAAGAATGTTGTAACCATCATCACGCGTAGCCAGATAAGCAATGTCCATCAGACTGGAATCCAGCTTCGCAAGCGTGCCGGCAGGAATGCGATCCAGAAGATCTGGATCCGTGATGTACGTCCCGCGCAGTATCTTGACAACCAGATTCTTTCCGTCGTCTGTGATAGCGCCGTGGGCATCCAAGTACTGCGGCCGCTCTCGTTCACTTATGGCCCCGTCTTCCACCAGCCGCTGAATCACCTCGTTGCCGCGATCCCGCAATACTTCCCTCAACGTTGCATCTGGGCCAATCTTTTCCGCCATGTCCTGAATTGCCTTAAGCGTGGACTCGCTAACTTTTTTGGCCGCGCTCACGGCCTTCTGACTGGCAGTCAGCGCGCCAGTTTTGCTGCGGTTTAACTCGGAAGCAATGCGGTTGGCTTCCTCGATCGTTGCGGGTGGCTTGTCCAACACTCGCACCAGAGCAGGCTTCTTAAAGCCGTCAACATCTTCAGGTTCGTAACCAAATTGATGCGCGTGTTCCTTCAGCGCCTGCTGGTAAGGTGTCTGCCTCTCGCCTTTGTGCTGGGCATACATCCGCTGAATTGTCATCATCCGCGAGTTGCCACCGAGAACAACGGCCCCTGGTTCCAAAACGGGAGGCCCGTTCACAGCATCCGGATTGGTGTTTACCAGATAGTCGAACTGGAAATCATTGGTCTGATTTTCAACCCGCGCTTGAGCTTCCTTGTCACTGTGGTATGCGCGCTCCTGTACCCCAGACGGATAATCCATGTTTTTGGCGAACGTCAGAGCGTGGTGAGAGGTAATAGGCTTGTCGGCTTCGACCAACTGATAAGTAGCGGGCAGGGAGCCGTTATCCAACTTCACATTGGTCTTTGCGCCGGATATACCCGGCAATTGTTTGCCGCGAGGAAATGCCCCTTCCTCTTCTTTTGCTGCTTTAGTCCCTATGCCATTGCGCTCTTTGAACCTGTCCAGCGCCTCTGTGTTGATCTTCTTCGCTTCGGCATGGGCCTTGTCTCTGGCCGCCAGGTCTCCCGCCAGCTCCGCCTTCCGTCCATCCGTATAGTGCCGATGGCTCTCGTCTGTGACTTCCTGAACCTCACGTGGAACAATCTGAACCTCTGCGGTTGAACCATTCGGCATCTTCACTTGCACATTCGCGGACGGATACCCGGCTAAGTCCGGCCTGCCCTCCAAAAACTTGTCTTCCACCGACACCACGTCCATGTGCTTCTTCATCTCCGCAATCAACTGGTCTTTCGCCTGCGGTGAGTCGGCAGCGATCTGCGCGGCAAGATAGTCAGCGATGGTTTTTGGTGGCTTATCGTCTTGTTCCACCTTCTCGTCCACGCGCTTCATATTCTTCTGTGGACGCATCCGGTCGAAGGTGATTCCCGGAACTGAGGCGCTCAATTGCGAAAGCTGCGTTGCCAAAACGGGAGCGGCTTCCCCGGCAAGACGCTCGTTTTGCATCTCGTCGTTACTTGGCTGAACTATAGTCCGGCCAGATTCCTTGTCTTCATCCCCGATCCTTTGCACCGCCGCGTCACTGACCGGCTTCGGCGGCTGAGCTAAGGCCGCTTCGTTTTCCGGTGTCTCTTTCTTCACCATCACCAGAGGCTCTTGCCCTGGCACGAGCTGCGCTTCCTGCGCAACCTTCTCCACTGCGGGAGAGTCCTGGGTCATCTCCCGGCCCATAGGCTGCTTGTCGCCCTCTGTGCCGGAAACCGGAGCAGTAGTTGGCAAAACTCTTTCGCCCGGAGCGTCTTCCCGTAACCATTCAGGCCTGGCCAGGACTTCACGCGGTTTACTTTGCTCTGCCTTGGAAACAATTCCCTCGGCGGCCATTCGATCAATCAAATTCGCGGCGACTCCATAACCAATTCTCAGTCGTCGCTGAAGTAAGGAAGTAGAAGCTTTGCCGAAATCTACAACCAGTTTGACGGCCTGCTTATACGTGTCATCAGCGCCCGCTGCTGGCTGCTGCTGAGGCGTTTGCGCTACGGATGGGGTTTGAGTACCTTCCGGCCCAGCAGCCCCCGTCTGTGGGCCATTTTTACCGTCAACTACCCCCTCAACTGGAATTGTTCCACGTGGAACAATTGGTGTAGTTTCAGTAGTTTGAACCGGAGTAGTTACTTGCGCCGTCTTGTCCTGCGTGCTAGTCGCTCCCAGTTGATCCACATCTACAACCTGCGGCCCACCGGAGGAGCGCTGAGCACGCGCCAAGGCTGGCTGCTGCTTTTGCCTTTCCTTTGTCTCCTTTTCCGCCGCCTTCTGGGAGTCTTCTCGCGCCCGGTCCTCAGCTTCGACCTGATCGTTGATGAACTTAGAAGCAAGGTTCTTGGCCTGGCCTGGGTTGGCAACCGTGTGGACCTTCCCATCTGGTCCGACGAACGTTCCCCGGGTCATGATCCACTTGGTCAGATTGGCGTGCGCTTCCAGCATTGCCTTTGTGCGTGCCTCTGGCGGAAGCTGCAACACAGTCGTGGTAATGCCCTGGACCACTTCCGGTGAAAGATGATTCTCCGGCCCCTGCGATCCCGGTACAGGAGGCGGAGGCTGGTACTGCTTGTTTCCCGCCGCTTGCTCTAACTCAATCAGAGCTTGCGCGCCTTCCTGTGGGGCCGGGGCAGCTTCAGGCGGAATCAATTCAGGCGGCTTTTTGCCGGCAGCAGCCCCACCGCCGCGGGGAATATTTACCTCGAACTGTGTGCCGCCTACGCGTACTCGCCCGGTGTAGACGTCAGGCGTTTCTGCCACGCCAGCCCGCACCCGGCCACCAAACATACTGGCAACACCGAACCTCCCTTGCGGCGTCTCAAGCGTTGATGTTCGCAATCCAGAGAGCACTCCAAATGCTGAAGGGACGAAAAAGAAGAGCTGCCTTCCAAGTTCTTCCGCTTCCGGCGACACATGCCCATGCAAAGCGTCGCCACCGCCTTCGCTCAGCGCCATGCCAAACGCGATCGCGCCTGCCGTGGCGATCGGCTTGCCGATGAGGGACGCTGGCAAGGCTACCGTTCCCAGGCGTCCTGTACCCTCCAGCACTTCTGCCGCACCCAGCATCTTTTGGCGTGATTGCTTCTTCTCATCCTCCTCAGACATCATGCGGACAGGTGGCCCAAACGGATCCTTGGGATTAACTCCGTACACAGGCTGGTCGTTATCGTGGATGCGCGAAAGTCCAGTAGCCACAGGCTCTGCGCCACTGGCGATCCACATCAGCGGGTCTTCCAAAAACGAGGATGCCTCGGGAACGGCTTTGTCCCGATATACCTGTCCTGTCTTGGCGTTGATACGTTCCTCCTGGAACGCATAAGGATCAAGCTCTGTGCTGGCGCTGCCTGGAGGCGCAAGTGTGTGGCCGGCAGCTTCTTCCGCCGTGGCGGTAGCTTCCGGTTTCATCGGCGGCTCAAGTCCGGCACGTACATTCTGTTCGTAACGCCGCTGCAAGACAGCACGATTGCGCGGAGTGAGCGAGGCTGTAAACTGCTCGCGCCCCGCTGCCGTGGTTTGATCTGCCGTGGGCTGCGGTGAAGATGCCGGAAGGCCGGTAGGCTCAGGTTCACGCTCGCGGTCCAGAATGGTCTTAACAGCCTGATCACTGGGCCAAATTCCGGGAGTTTTCTCAACCGGAACTCCATGCCGAAATGTGCGCGTGTCTCCCGTGGTCTGGTTTTCTGGATAGGCCGCGATGTTCTTCAAGGCAACGGCTTGCTTGCGGTGAATGTCCTCCTGCTGCTCCGGTGTGAGCTGTGCAGGAGGGTTTGCAGCCGCTTTAGATTGCCCTCCAAGATCATCCGCAGACACCACTTGCGTGTCCTGCAAATCATCCACTGAAACAACACTCGCGCCTTGCTGGTCGTCGTTTACACCAGTCTCTGCCATAGTCAACTATATTGTCGTCTGGATAGTTATGGTAAGATGCTGCCAGAATAAACCGCAGATGCAACAAACGGCGGCGGAGCGGGCAACTCTGTCGCCGTACTTATTTATCGGGCGCCAGTGGCCGGGCGCTTGGGTGGTTGGCTGGAGAGTTCGATTTTCCTATTTTGATCAATGTAGCTGATCCACTTCCCCTTGTTCGGTCCTGTCTGTAGCTGCTGGCCGAGCTTGTACACAGTTCCGTCGCCAGCCGTGATCGATGGCAAGCTTGGCTTGCTACGATCAATTTGTGATTTAGCCGGGGCTGTCTGAGTGGAAGTTCCGGCTCCCTGTCCACCGGACGCTGTCCCCTGGTTCCCCGTTCCCTGGTTTCTGCTTCTTTGCTGGATCACCTGCTGCCGCATTGCATCCATAGCGCCCTGCAGCTGCTGGATCCGCTGGTCCAGCCCAGCCAGTCCTTCTGTAGCAGTTTTCTTAAGTGCAGGGTTTGAGCTACCGGTTCCAGCCTGATACGTGGCGCGGTCCTCATTGAGCTTCTTCAGCTCGTTCTCTGCCGCCGCCCACTTCGGATTGCTCTGACGCAGGTTGGCCAGCTCGTTGGTAGTAAGGTTCGGATCGGAAGCGTCCGTTGAATGTGTCGCCAGGGCTGCGTTTATCTGCTCTGGGGTCAGGTCTTCATCATTGGCGATCTTGTTCGCCTTCTTATAGGCATCCAGCTTCAACCTTTGCGCACCGGTGAGCTTTGGACCGCTGCCGGTATGTATGTTGATCGGTTGGTTTTTCCGCTCCGCCATCGCTGCACGCGTGTAAGGCCCTGCCTGAATCAGCTTGCCCTTCGGATCGTACTTCGTGATCCCGTTGGCAATCTCCCACGTGAAGCCCTCATCGTTGCTCTTCGGCGTAACCGCCATGTCGCCGCGCATAAACTTGCCGCTCTTCTGATCGAAGCTGGGAGCCCCTGCCAACTGCTCTTTCAGGTCCTGCGCTTGCTGCCGAATGCTGTTCGTCTCGCCCCGCGCCTCGTTGGTCTGCTGCCGCGCTTCATTCACGTCCTGACCGGCCGCCGCGCGGATATCATCTTTGCGTGACTCTTCCTGATCCTTCCACGCCGTCTGCTCCTGTTTGTACTGGTCTTCCGCAGAGGCAACCTTGGCCTGATCTCCAGCGACCTCCCTTTGGCGTTCGTTTTCGTCCCTGTAGTACTGGGAATTAACCGCACCCTTGCCGTAGTAGCCAGGAGAATTCTTGTCGCCAAATGCCCCACCCACTACGCTGCCGATAGCCCTTGTTGCAGCTCCGCGAATCCCGCCAGAAGCCACTCCCTTCAGCGCATCAAGAAACGCCCGCCCAATGCGGCCACCCACGCCAATCTTGTACTGGTCGGCTGTCTTTCCCGTATCAGGATCGATTTTCGGTGTGACTGCGCTCTTGTTCCGCAGGTCCTCCTGCGCTTCTTTATAGCCGCTCGCCATCTGTGGCGCCGGCGCCGATGCTGGAACCGTGGAAAGATGGCTTGGGGGCCTGTCCTGTCCCACGCTGCCCATCCCGCTGGACATCATCTTCGTCAACTGTTGGGCTGCATTGGTTCGTGTCAGGCCCGGCGTAGCGCCACTTTGAGATGGTGCGGCAGCCGCTGCAGGCGGCCCGGCCTGCGTTCCCTGATTTGCGGTCTGGGCGCTCGCATCAGGAGTGACCCGCGAAGCGTCCATCATCCGCCGACCCACTCCGGGCAGAGGTGCAGCCATCGCATCAGGATTGGCCATCCTGCGCAGGAACATGCGAGCCTGGGGCGAGATTTCTGTAGTTAGCTCTTCGCCGCCAGAATCAGTGTCCTGGTCAGTCCCTTGGTCAAGCAACCCGCTGAAATCGTCTGGCATAGTCTCCCTTACCCGGCGATTGCCGCTCCGGTGGACGCACCCTGAATCGCATCACCGAATAACTGATCCAACAGGCCCGGTGTTTTCGCCGCTCCACCAGCTGCATTCAAGTTGCCCGTAGCCCCGCCAACACTGCTACCGTATAACCCCTCGTTGGCAGTGACAGGAAATTCAGAAAGCTGAAGGCCCTTCTCCTGGTACCCGGTCTCATCGTTGATCCGCTGTGCATCGGCCTTGGCCTGAGCATCGCCCTCATCCAGCGTTGCCTGCCGTGTGGCCGAAGAAACGATGTTTCCATAGTTGGCCGTGTTCTCACCGCTTCGCGCTCCACCGCGTTGCAGTTCGTTGCGAATGCCGGCTGCATCGGAATTGGCGCGGGCCGCGTTGATGTTGCTCTGATCCTGTGCGAACTCACCCCCCGCTTTATACGGATCAGCAGCCATAAAGCTATCCAGATTGCTCTGGAATTTGCCCAAGCCGCTTTGCACGTTGCCGAATGCAGTTCCCGCATTCCCCATCAGGGTACTGTTGTTCTGCATGCCGGCATTGAACACGGCGTTAGATTGTCCGCGACTCATCGAGCCTCCGTTGGAACCAGGCCCAGCATCCAGTGCTGGTAGCCAGTAGCGTCAAAGTGTGTTTCCTTCAGGTGTTGCTGCGGTGCGGTGAACTGAGGTGGCACATGACAGTGCAGCACCCGCGCTTTACTGGCCAACATAATCTGTACTGCCTCGTGCTGAAAACGCCTGACAAGTTCCATCGCCTGCGGATCTGCACCACCAAAGCAGATCTCAAGACAGCGCTCGATGTAGAAGAACTGCACCACACGATCATTTCTTTGCACTACCCAGTACCCGAGAATTGCCGGGTTCTTCACATCTGGCAGGTCCATGGTCGCTCCCATGCGCTTCTCAATCTGCGCGTGCAGCTGCCGGATGCGCGGCATATCACTCTCCTCAGCCTCTCTCAGTGAGTAGACCGCCTGCCTGCGTTTGCTCATTGGTTTGCTCACTGATGTGGAGTGCTCCAATCATTAAAGTTTTTCCCGTCAAAGGAGCTCCTCACCTGCCACCAGGTATTGCCGTCCACGAAGGGATGCAGTGTTTGCGTGCTTGGCTGATAAGTCTGCACGTTGGCCGTGATGGCCTGATTGGAAGCTGATCGAAACTGGTGATAGATCGGCCCAAGGATCGGGTTCGGGTTTGCCTGCCTCTGAAGGATTGCCGTCTGCTGCGTAAGAGGTACCCTGTTTTGCGGATTGGTCACCTGAAGCACCGAGATGCCGGCAGCAGCTTTAACGACGAATGTCGCAGGCTGCGGAGTGGACACCGCCGCCACCCCTGCGCCCTGGGGATTATCTACAAACCCCTGCGCCAGCCCCGGAAACGCGGTTGCGATCTGATCATGCAGGTTGGCTAGCTTGCGGAAGCCCTTGGCCAGTTCGTTTTTAAGCTGAGCCAAATCACTTCCGCTGCTAAGGATCTTCTCTGCAACGCCGTGAAAGGAGCTTTTTCCCATAGTGGTTACCCGGGTCTCGCCTGGAAGATGGGCTTAGTAAATATCGTGATGCTCTTTATATCCACCCACGTTCCCGGATTCTTGCCGATTGTCGAAGTCCGCACTCGATACCGCTCATTCATCCCGGAAGCCATCTCTGAATAGGCAGTCATCATGCCGGGCCTGCACGTCGCGTCCGGCATTACGATCTCATCGTCGTACTGGTTAACGCCGCCCTCTTGCGTGGACCGCGTGGAGCTGGCCAGCACGGTAATCCCGATCGAGCCCTGGCCGTTGAGAAGCGCCTGAATGCCGCCCAGCTGCGAGACCTTCAGCGCATCCCCCGGACAAACCGTCTCGTATACAAACGGAATCAGCCGCGCCACTCCATCTGCTCCGCTGTCGATGTAAATTCGCGGCGTCTGAGCCATCACCGTTCCATCCAGGGTGGAAGCAAAGAGCAGCTGGCTCACCTGCATGGCGGAATCGAGTTGCGCCGGCACGTTCTGTAAGTTGCGGAGCGCACGGGTGCAGCTGTTGGCTGCAATGTCATCTACGCTCCACTTGCGGGCCGCGGCTGAAGAAATAAACTTGCCCTTCGAGTAGATAGTGCTGTGAATCGGCGGGTTCAGAGTGATGTCCTCTTCATAGTTGCAGGTGAGGATGTGGCTGGGAACCAGGCTGCCATCGAGCGGGACGCCAATTTTGAACTCGTGTGTATCCTCGTCTATCTTCACCCAGATGGTAGCCGCCGCCTGAAAATTCACGCGTGACCAGGTGATCGGGATTTCCTTGATCAACCGCTGCGGCACATCGCCCCAGCTCGCATACACGCCGCTCCTGTGCACGAACACGAAGAAGTGTGTCCCTGAATCAAACGCCCTCAGCCCGCAAGGCCCCATGCCGTCCCAGCGCTTGATATACGTCCATGCGGAAGGATCATCGGCGGAAGGATTTACCTCGTGACCTGATTTTTCCTTCAGCGCATAGATGATGCCCTTGTAGTCAATCAGGCCCATCAGATTCTGCCCATCGGTCTCGGCAACCTCGATATCGCCAGTCGAACCAAACACAGTCTCCGGATCACCCTTGTCACTAATGAATGCCCCCGATGGCAGTTCGTAGGCTAGGTAGGCCATCCGATCCAGTGATTCAAGATAGGTAACGCTTCTGCATGGCGGTACCTGGATCTTGTCGTCAAAGTTGGTCACGTTTGACGTTGTGGCCATCAGGTCTTCCAGGTAGAGATCCACAAAGTTAAATGTGGCCGTGGTGGTTACGTTGTCATTGATGACTGTGGTTGTCATCGTGAGACCGTTGAAGGAATCGTTGAACGGGATATAAGCGAATGGCCCCGCTGAAGTGCCTCCCGCTTGGCTAAAGGCAACAATTCTCTGTACCGTCTGTGGCGGCCCTATGGCTATGTTCATGCAGAAGACTTGCCCAATAGGGTCAAAATTGTTCGTGACCGCCGAGGGTCCGCTGAAGCCGCAGATATAGCCATTGCGATTCACGAAGAGCACAACCGCCCATCGTTGGCCAGCATCCACATTCCCGGCAGCCGCGATAATGTTCGCTGTATTCACCGTGGGGGGTGAGGTCGTCGCCGGGGTACTGTTCACCAGAACCTGAGTATTGAAAGCGAGCGCAAACGGGCCTCCTGCAACCTTCTGGTAGGCCGCTGGCGCTGGCGCTGCCGCTCCGGTTGCAACATCGGCAACGTAGAGATTCCAGCCTGTTGGCGCACCTGCCGGCAGGCCAGAAAGCCAAGTCGCTACACCAGCACTCGACACCTTCACTTTAAGCTGATCATTTGCAGCCGTATTAGTAATCACACCCGTTCCGAGCAAAGTTGATGCATTTTGAAAGAGTGGATCTGTCTCGCCGTTCCCATTGACCAGGGTGACAGCGATATACACATCACGGTTGGCCGCATAACCACCCACTGCGGCGACGCGAAACGTGTTCAACGAAAAGCCAGATTGCGGAATGCTGTTGCTCAGTGCCGCATCAGTTGCACTGTCGTGAAAAGTAAACGTGTCTGGGCGTGGTACGGCAGTGGTGAATCGTAATGTGGTTTGCGTCCATTGCGCCGTTCCATCGTTAGTCGTAGCTCCATCGAGCGCATTCCATACCGGTTCGTTCGCCCCGCTTGTTCCAGCTGTCGTACAGCGGAACGTAATCGAAATGAGATTCTTAGTCGGCGTTGCTGTTACCACTTCTCCCACTGCATACGTCGTGCCTGCCTGCCAGGTCTGCCCCACCGGCCGCATGCTCAACGGATCGAGGATGCCAGTATTGAGATCGTAGACGCCAAGGGTCGAACCAGCAGCCGATGGAGCGGCAATGTTCGTGAAGCACAGATGTGCGCGATTGAGGGTCTGTGTCGCCTGCAGGTAGGCATTCTGTGGCGGAGTTACCTGTGTGCTCGTCACTGACCGCATCACGCCAGATCCCGCTGGACTCTCCACCAAAAGATTGCCATTTTGATCAAAGATCATCGGCACCTGCTTATCAGGCAGGACGCCGTTGCCCTCAAACTTAAAGGAGTACAGCCCGGTTATAGGGGAACCGAGCTTCGAGTCCATTCCCACCGAGCAGTTGCCCAGGCTTACATTTAGGCCGTCGCGCGAGCGCACTCCTGTCAGGTGATAGCGGGCATTCCGCGAGACTGCCGCCACGCCTAAAGGCGCGTTGGTAGGATCGTCCTGCTCAAAGAGAGAAGTAAACCTCTCGATTGGATGAGGAGTGTACCCGTCAAAATTGGCCATTGTGTGTGAAAAATCTTCTTGACGAAGAAAAGCGGTTGGTGGGAAACTCTAAAGCGCGTTGTAGCAGCGTCGGAAGCGCCGCTACAACGCTAACCACAATAACCTTCTTAGGAGGCCATCATGGCTGGTTCCCATCGTAACAAACACATCTTCAAGCTAAAAACCATTCTTCTTTCTGCGCTCCTTGCTGCTTCAGCAATTGCAAGAGCACAATCGGAAAACCCAGATATTACGCAGCCAAAAGCACACGCCTTTTTCTCTGGCTGGAACAAGTGGACGTTGATTGCCGCCACCACCGCCAGACACCTTGACGCCGCGCAGAGTTGTTATCACTATGCCCGCGGCTGGCGAGAAGTTGGCTTGCCAGGGCAAGGTTGCAGCACAATCGTTGCCTGGAGTACTGGCCTGACTGCTGGCGGAGTTGGCCTGTCTTGGTTGTCCCATCATCTCGGTCACCACCGACTCGAACTGGTTCCCCATTTGCTTAACGTGACCCTATCGACTGCTGCAATCATTTCCACATTCGAGCATGCCGTTTATCGACCTAAAGTAATTCCAAGAGTTTCGAGCCGCCCATGCAACGATGCTTGCATCACCGTGCCGTGATTTCAGCAACCGCTTAGAACTGCCCCTGCGGCCACTCGAAGAAGACCTGCACGCTGGATGCAGCCGCAGCATTCGGCGTGCCGCCGAGGACGCCGAGATTCGGATAAGCCACCCCGTTGCCGAGCTCCGCACCGCCAGCCAGATAGAAGCGAATGCCCCAGTTCGTTAGAAGGCTTCCGCGTACTATCTCAATGTACGGGCCGCCCATGTCCCCGCCGTTCTCGCCCCATCCCACAGGCAGGCGCGAAGGAAAGACATCGGCTTCAAAAATGGCGTTGATGAGGCTCTGATCGCCAGGGTTAACGGCTGCCGTGAGGTCAAACAGGTCCCCAAAATTGTTAAAGCCCTTGCCCTTGTCCTGATACACGCCCAGGAAGTAGAGGTTGTAGGTGATCGTGATGATTCCGCCCTGGTTAGGCGCAAGTGAAATCTGCCGATTAACGCTCATTGCTCCTCCAAAAGATTGTGACTTTAGTTCGAAACTGGTCCCATAAACTGCCGCCGTGTCGGACGCCTGCTCATTCGTCCCAGCCGCTTTACTTTTGGCAGCTCCTCGTTTTGCAGCAGGGTCATAATGTCGTCACAGGCATCGTCACCGTTTAGCTTGTAAGTCTTCTCCCATGCCGCATTACCGCGCACAGTAGCGACGAGTGACGCGGTCCAGAAAGTGAGTACTGACCCAATCAGGTTCCCCAGGACAATCACATCGTCCGAGTTAGCGAGCGGAGAAGCCAAGAATTCTCCCCAGATGCGAATGTCAACGGCAATCGCTGCAGGATCAAAAAAGATGTTGCCGGCGCGCCACTCCCAGGACCCGATCCGCGCCGATGGCATCACGTTTAATAGACGCCCGGTTAGATTGGCGGGCACATAGGTGCTGGGATCCGTCCCGGCAATCTTCCACTCGAAGATGGTTGGAGTGAGCAGTAGCGCAAGGGCCTGGCCGCTCACAAAAGAGTCCTGTAGGTTGCCAGTTCCAGGCTTGACGTTTAGAACCTCGACGTTGGCCTTATCGAACTCCGCACCGGAGAGCCGAAGCTTCGTGTACAAATCGCGGTATTTGATGTTGACCTTGTTCACGAGGTACGCATCCGTGGCATACCGCCCGCGCGGATCGTCCACCAGGTCGCGTACCTCGGCCTTCAGGTCGTCATAGACCATGTTCTGTATCCGTCCAATTGTGCTGGGTGTGGACTAAACGTCCAGGGTGGCTCCCGCTTCGTTCAGGAGGTTCATCACGCGCTCCGCGTCCTTCTCATCACGAGTCACGTGGATTACCTGCGGCAACCGCTCCATCAGGTCCTTGGCGGCGTTCACACTGATGCCTTGTAGTTCAGAGATAGCCTTAGCTACCTTGCCCCTCTGCTGCCCTGTGGCCTTCAGTGTGATCTTGAACTCGGTTGTGGCATCAGTCGCGGGAGGCTGAGGGTCGCTTTTCACGACGAGCGCAGTTGCAGTACCACCGCCATCGGCGGTAGCTGCCGGCGTTGGTACCGGTGCGTTGCTTTGTGGCGCCAACGGTTCAGTTCCTTCGTTCAGCATCCGCTCGAAGTCCGCTTTGATCTGCCGAGCCTTTTGCCATTGCTCCGGGGTCATTTTCTTGAACGAAGGATGTCCCCACTCGATCATCGACTCCTCGTATGCTTTGAGGGGATCAAACACGTAGGGACACTTGCCGCACATCGGGCCTATCCGTGTCGCAGTGCACACGGGGCAACTCTCCGCAGAAATCATGGAGGACGGCCTGGCCGCGGTGAGCCATACCGGCTTATCCTCCAGCTTCACACCACCTTCTTCCAGCAGAATTCTCCACGCATCGCGGTGAATGTTATCCACCTGCATGCGTGTCTTTTCGCTGGACCAAAGCATGTCGGCTTCCTGTGCACGGGCCTGGCACCACATGAAACGTCGCTGCCGTTCCTCTTCGAGCAGATGCCGGATCGGTGGCCCCATCGCTTCTGGAACCCGCGTGCCCGCGTACATGAAAACACCGCCAATGCCCTGGATCTCGCAAAACTCCGTCACAAAGCCTCTGGCCATGGTCTTCGGCAGGTACGGAATGGCCTTGTAGTTGTCCACGCCCGTCATGTCTGTGCCGTTGTCTTCGTGATCCCAGCACAGATGCTCAATGCAGAGATAGCCATAGGAAACAATATTCTTGTTCTTTCGCTGTACTGGCGCAGGAGGAACTACCAGGTTGTAGCGAGAGTGGATCACGCTATTCAGCTTCAGAGGAAACGGAAGCAGATTGATAACCATGTACGGCTCCCAGCCTGCATCATTGACCTCGCGCAGCCGGTCGTTCTGGCTGGCAAGCAGCCGCCGCGTACTTGCCGCGACGTTCTTGGATGTAAGGATTTGATCAACCGGCCGTCCCGGTATCACCACGTCACCGCGTTCATCGCGAACCGTAGTGGCTTCAATCTGCCTCTGGGCCTCGCGCTCCAAATCGTCGCCTGTGGGATTAAGAACACGCCGTAAAGCAGCCTCACTGATCCCGCGTTTGTTAAATGCGGCATCGACAGCCACTTGAGGAACCGTCCTGTGCGTTGACTCCTGAAGATACTTCTGCTCATCTGCCATACCTAAATCTCCTTAACTACTGAATTTGGTTTGTACTGCTGATTAGTTCCCTACGTGCTCCCGGATGCCACAGCGTTTTGCCACTTCCTCACGAATCCGCCCTGCCTCTAGGCTCGAACTCCAGATGTAAGAACATTTGTCTTTCATGTAGTCATCAAGGAAGGCGGAGATATGCTTGGCTTCATCCTGCTCCGCCTGCTCTGCCTGGTCGACGCGCATCCGTTGCCGGACCTCAATGTTTTCCGGCAGGTTGTAAAGCATCGCAAAGAATTCTCCGATGGCCTCATCCAACATGCTGGACGTCGGCAGCTCCTGAAACGGTCCCAGTGCAAGTTCATAATCCCCATGCACCGGGAAAGGCCCAAGCTTCGGCCCCCACACCGTCATGTTCTGTGGCGCCATCCAGGTCTTCTGGTCGTACATCTCCGCTGGATACCAGCGCTGCAGAATCCATCCTTGGGCCTTGGGATACTTTGGCCGCTGCCATACGCCGCCAACCTCAGTCCAGGGCCGGTGCTGGTGCGTCTGGCCCCTCTGTGCCCCAGACATGATGATTCCGCCGCGCTCGCTTACCGGAATGTTTGGCAGCCAAATCTTGCGCAGGCCAGCGCGCCGGCAGTACACGTTCTGCGCCAGCTCCACACGCCACATTGGCTCATTGAAAGGATTGGTTCCATAACGGCGCAGAATGAACGCCGCCAGGTCCGAAGGGCATCTCTCGACGCCGTGAATATCGTCTCTGTTCATGGCTTACCTTGTTACAGGCGCTCCGGAGTGCAGAGCGTAATATTGGAAAATGAAGAAGAGGAGAGCGATGGAGAAGAGAATCAAGAACGCAACGCGTAACATGGCCTTCCTCATGCTTCCTCCCAAAATGAAATACAGGGCCACCCCCAGTGGCCCTGTCTCCGCTAGTCTGTCGCAAAAAAGGAGCGTACAGGAGCGTAGCGGAAGGTTAGTTGAGCGCCGGCAGACGGCAACTGGTCAACGAACTCAGCAGCTTGGGATTGTCCACGTAGTACTGGATGTAATCCACAAGGTAGCTGTTCTCAATCGCCTTGATGGTGCCGGTGGTGAAGTCGTACTGCTGGAACACGGTTGTACCCGCGCGGTTCTTAAACCACCGAGTTCCACCGCCCCAGCGCACCTTGCCCCAGCTCTTCACGTTGGTGAAGTCCCAGCGCGTGTTGTCGGCGTGAAGGTTGCTCACAATTTCGTAACCGTCGATCGTGAGCTTCTTTTTGTTGAACAGGCCGTCGAATCCTTTGTCATTAAACTTGCCTGACTCAGAGAAAACGGTCTCCAGCTTGAAGCCCAACTCTTCATAGGCCGCGAGCTGGCTTGGGTGGGTGTGGTAGATCTGCGTTCCCAAGGCATCCTCACCCAACTCCACTTCTACCTGGTTCATCGCCAGACGCAGCAGAGGCAGGGTGACTTGGGCGTTATTGGCATTCACGCCGTTGGCGACCACGTAGTTGTTTTGCCGTGAGACGCCGAGCAAATTGCCGTTGGGGTTGGTGTTGTGAAACACCGGAATGCCGTTTACAAACGGGTCCGCACCCCCCGGAGCAATGCCGTTTACCACGATGATGTCACCGGGCTGCGCTCCACCATTCTGGTTCGGGACCTGATCCACACGAATGGTCTGCGTGAGACCAACAGTGCTCACCTTGTCCTGAATGGTGCAGGTTCCTCGAACGACGGTGAAGTCGCTCTTCATCACCTGTACCTGCTGGCCGCGCCGGCAGAGTCGTGCTCCCCAAGGGCTGGAGGCGAGGATGATCGGGTTGTTCCCGGCCACATACGTCGGATCAATGGTCGCGATCTTGCCGTCTCCGTTGGTCTGCAGGAACATGTCCCGCCGTACCTGAACCACGCGCACTGCGTCGGCAATGGTTTTCGATACCGGATTCGTCGTGGAAACAGTTTTCGGCTCGCCAACTTCATCGGCCAACCGGGTGTATTGGATAGGCACCACGAACGCGATGGGAGTTACCAGGAACTGATCCCACTCGCTCGATCCGCCCAGAGGCATGGTTCCACCGTCCGGCTGGAACTTGGCCACGTCGCCCACGTCCGCAGTCTGAATGCGCACGCGGAAGGATTTCAGAGAGACTTGTGTAGAGCGCCCATTGTCCTTGATGCGCGAGTCCAGCTTGTTGGTGATTTCCACCAAAAAGGGAATGACCTCGTTCACATCTTCGAGCTGCAATTGAATGGCGCTCTGTGCCGTTAATGGAGGCATAGAGAAAGACTTCCTTTCTTCAAATGTGGGGTTAGTGGCCTACCGCGTAGCGTTCCCTTGGGTTCGCATCTTCTGCGCCAGGGCCTGCTTCTTTTCCAGCAGCCACTCGACAGATGGGTTCGCGCCGTTGTTAGCGGTGCGATATTCGTTGATCCATGCTGAGAGTTGTGCTTCTGGACTGGTAGGTGTTGCGGCTGCAGCCTGTGGAGCGCCACCAGCGCCTCGAGGCTCGGTACTGCTCCGCCCTTGCTGCTGCGCAAGCTTGGTGTCGGTGTCTTCCTGGGCGCGAATCACGGGTTGCTGAAAGTCCGCTATCGCGCGGCGGATGATATCCGGCGCTTGCGCGTGAAAGAACTTCAGGTTATGCGCTACTAACTTCTTCCGGGTTTCTTCTCCCGGCCCGGAGCTATATATGCGCATCCACTTTGCCCGATGAAACTGGTCCTTCTCGAGTGCTGTTGCAATCTCGTTGAAGATCCTGTCCATGCAGGCTTGAGCCACTCCCGGAGCAAACGCGGATTTTTCCACGGCCTTTTGGATCGTGGGCATCATCGCGGTCTCCATGTCTTTCTCTACTGTCTCTTCAAACTGCTGTACTTCCTGCTGCCGCTGAGTCGCGGTCTTCTTATTGAGGTCCGCCTCTCGCGCGTCCAAGTCGGCCTTACGTCGCTTTTCCGCTTCTGACAGTTGCTCCTGCGCCGGGGCGCTTTCCGGCGATATACGCGCCTTGAGCGTGTTCAGAGCGTCAAGCGCATCGTCGTCACCGGCCTCCTTGAATTTCTTTTCCAGCATCCGCAGATTGGCATCGCGGATGTTCAGCACCAGACGGTCCACCAACTTTTCACCGTTAGGCAAAATCGGCTGCTGGGCTTCCATGTCTTCGAGGGCTTTTAAGAACCCGTAAGTTCCCTGCGGTGTCTGTGCCGCCGAGTAGAGATCATCAAATCGCATGTAGTGAGTGGCATCGACCTTGGCAGCCTGCGCCAACTCAGCATCATTGCCAAACAGCGTCGCGATTTGACCGTACTCGCCGCGCTCCCTCACCAGTTTGTGCAGCAGGTTTTTGGTGGCATCATCGGCAACGGTGATCTTTTTATCCGTGAGAAGACCGTCAAGCCACTTGTTGTCATAGGTTCCGGCGTTTAGATCTATCTCTGTGCCGGTGGTTTGCTGGGCGGCTTTAGCTGCCGCTTCCTTTTCCGCATCGGTCTGCTCAGTTCCCTGCTTGCCGGCCTGCTCTCGAGCCAGGCGCTGCTCTTCAGTTTCAGTGCCCTGACCCGCAGCGGCGACAGGCGGGGTTTTGTCCTCGACCGCAGTTTGCTCCTCACCGCGGGCCTGCGCTGCCTTGGAAAACGTTTTGTCTAAAACGTCCTCGAAAGTTGTTTGGTCAAACTCGCCTCCAGCTGCAAAGGAGGACTCACTCAACTCCCCAGGCTGCTGCACAGTGGTCTGCTGCGTGGTAGTGGCAGCGGTTCCAGTGCCGGTTCCAGTTCCAGCGGCAGCCCCGGCGCCCGCGCTACTTGAAGAAGATGACGTGGATGATGTTGTACTCGCGGCTGCTGGTGCTGCTGCGGCCGCTGGCGGCGTAGCGACTGCTGTATCGGGCATATTCGCTCCTTAAAAGGCAAAAGGCGCGGAGTGTGTCCGCGCCTTGCTGTCACTGCGATTTGTCGTGAATCTACTGCTGTGCTGGTCCGTTCTCTCCCTGCGGCTGGTCCGGCGTTGGAGCTGGGGCGTTCTTCAGATCATGCTCCATCTGCGCCAGTACTCCCTTTGCAGCGCCCGGTGCAGCCGGCATCTCGGTCGAACTCGCCACCGGTTCGGCTTCGGCCTTGACCGGAGCCTCGGCCTCAGCTGCCCGCTTCTGGGCAAGTGCCTGCATTTCAGACTGGCGTTGCTTGTAAGCGGCAATTTCGTCCAAGTGCCTTTTCCGTTCGGCTGGATCCATGCTTCTGTCTGCACGGAAATGCTCAAGCGAGGAAGTATTGAACCACTTCTCGCAGCCCAGGCCCTGCAGGTACTTTTCAGCTGCTACCAAGTCGTCATCGAACCCGCGCTGGTTGATCACAACCGCAGGCTGGCCAACCATCCGCACCTCTACCCCGGCATAAGTTTCAGGCTGGTATTCCTCGTAGATCACGCCGATGATCGGCAACTGCGTTTTGCAGTCACAGTCTTGCCCGCTGTTGAGGAACGCGCACCAAGCGTGATGATCGGCAACGGGAACCTGCTGCTCTAACGAGGGAAGGGCTGTTGCGCTTGGTTCCTTCGTCAGTTGTTTCTCCACTTCGGCCAGCAGATTGTTTAGCCGCTTGATCTCAAGCAGTGACTGCTCCAACTCGCTGCTTGCACCGAGATAGAGCCCGCGCAAGACCACCATCTGCTCATCGCGAGTTCGCCACCGGCCGCCACGGATCGGCTCATTCTGTTTGGCCTGGTCCTCTGTGAAAGCGTGCGAGACATGCACCACGTCATGCCGGATGGCAAACATCTCTTCGTGGCTTCCCTTGCCTCCAAAGTGTTTCAGTTTGGGGTTGATGGTTACCACGGTCAATACCGGTTCGCCCTTGGCTCCCATGTGCGCGACCAAGTCCGTGCGGACATGCATCACCAATGCATCACAAGTGTTCTCACCCTCGACATAGGTGACTACCTGCGTAAACAGTTCATCGAACATCGTCACTCCTCCTCATTGAAAGAAAATGTTAGGCAGCAGATCCAGACTGCTGCGGTTTCCCTTGCGGCCCTTGCGGCCCTTGCGGTCCAGCAGCGCCCTGCACCATGGCCGCCTCCTGCGCCTGCATGGCCTTTTGCTTAACGCCCATAGCCACACACGCTTTCAAGTACGCTTTGAGGTTTTGCCAGTGCATGGGATCGGTGTCTGCCATCTCCCAGTGCTCCTGCATCCACTGGCGAGTCGTCTGCACGGCCACATCCAGATCGTCTTCGTAAATGTCCGGCTCGATCGAGGGTGTGATTACCTGGACTTGCCTGACTGGCGTTCCAGGAGGCGCGTCAGGTGGATTGGGAACCGCCTGCATTACAACGTTCGGCTCTTCCTGTTGAAGCCGGTCGATGATCTGCAAGACTTTCGCGCGCATCGCCCGGCCCGGCACCACAAGGCCTGGTACGCCGGTCCAGGTTGCAATCTGCTCCTGATTCGTGGGCTCCTCGAGCATCGCATTCGCGTAGGGATTCTTCCCTGATGATGCCCACTGAATGAGCTGCTCCCAAAACGCCTTGATCTCGTCGTGCGTCATTGGGAATCCCTGGTCAGTCTCAGGGTAGGCATGGATTGAGCCCTGCATCTGATCCAGACGCACATACTTGTTTCGCTGCTGCCGGCTGATGGGGTCTTCCACCACGTCGAACCAGTCATCGCTCATGTTGTCGGCAGCGCAATTCACGCCCAGCTCCGCGGCTTTCGCGCCTTCTTCCCGAACGTGATCCCAGAACAATCCAAGCTTGCCCATGGCCGTCGAGAGCTGCTGCTCTTGCCCGCCCTTGGTCTCCACATGCGGGTCGCCGGCGCCACCGAAAATCTGCGGCGGAGTGCCCACCAGGAGTTGCGCCCAGAACACGAGCTTGTCGGTGTAGCTGTACATGTTCGCGTCAAGCTCAGCGCGAATCTGCACTAACTGATCTCGAAGCGGGATATTCGCGCTGGCCCGCTTCATCACCAGGCCGTTTAAGACTCCAGGCATCAGCGGTTTGCCATTCATTGCCGCGCCGTCGAATGCCGATTGGTTGTAGAAGATCATCCCGGCGCCCACGCGATCCATGTGCTCGTGAGTGATGTTGCAGGTATCGTTGATCCTCTCCTGAACCGGAATCGCGGCATCACCCACGGCTGGTGGAAACAATCCAAACTTTCCCTTAACTGTGCCTGCCCAGGTCCACTCCTTCAGCAACTCCGCCTTGCGCGCCTGCAGGAAGGTTTCACCAACGTTGCAGAGTAGGCAGCCCTTGGGAAACTTCTCTTTGAACTTGTCAGCGTCCTCTTTTTTGTCCAGACCATTGAAGGCCCACGGCTGGATCCACGTGCGCGAATAGGTTGGCTCCTCTTCCATCTCGAACTGGCCGCGTGATCCGCTTTCCGAATACAGCATGTTGCGGCCAAGCTTTTCTTCCTGATTCTCGGGCGAGACACCGCCGCCTGTTGCCCCGCGTAGGGCATCCCATTTCTTCGGATACATCTCCCGCAGCGCGGCCACGTTGACTTCCATATCGAGGCTCAGGATCGGCGTCTGTGCGAGGCTCTGCGCCTTTGGGTTGGCGTCCACGTGTAACGGCCCATAGATGTCCTCCATTACCATTCCGTTGGGAACATCTTTGTACTGGGTCGCCACCGGCATTGTGGCCCGCTCTTCTGGGTAATAATCCTTGCCACCCAGGGGACCGCCGCACTTACACGTGTCTACCTGACCATCGGGAGACGGAATGAACTGGCTCTTGTGCTTCGCGCTCTTAACTGGCGTAGCCGTGCCGCAAGCCGCGCATACGTAGCGTGCCGGCATGATGATCTGGCTGCTGATGCTGAGCACTGGCTTTTTGCTCGTGCCCGCCTTGTATTCATCCAGAACGTAGCGCGTGTGCCGGAAGTAACATCCGCTCATCCACAATTCAAACAACAGTTGACGCAAGAGGCTCTTAATTTCGTTCTTGCGCTCGATGATCTCCTGAACGGTGCTGGCTGCTTTCGCGGTAGCGATGTCTTTTTCTCTCTCGGCGTTATCCGGGAGGAACCGCGATTTTGGCGTCTGCTGGCTGAGCGCTGCTACGAACGCGAAAGCCAGCATCTGATAGAAGTTCGTAGCGAATTGGTACATCTGCAAATCTTCGCTACTCGAATCCTCCATATTTCCAAAGGCCGCTTCTAAGGCGTCAAACCACTGGAAGCTGTCCGGGTCGAAGCTGATGAACTGATTGCCTTTGAAGAACTCGTGCGCCTTTAGGACCCTCTTCAGGATCATTCTCCGGCGCAGATACCAGCTCTGCCGGTATTTGCGAACCAACTGGATGAGCTGTTGCTGTTCTTCCTCTGTGAGCTCTACGACGTCGGGGTCCTTGGCGTTGAACGGATCATACCTGTTGGTTTCCTGCCCATGCTGCTGATCGTAAGAGGCAGGCATAGTCTTGAGAGACCATGCCATAACCGGGTTTGGTGACGTCACTAGTTAGCGGTCCTCACTGGTGCATCCGCGAGAGCGTCCGGGACTTCCGCCGCAGCGGCATCACCCCTGACGACCTGCTCAAGTTCATCGTGAATTTGCGTTTTGCGGATAAGGCGCTGAGACTCTGTGTGTCTCCGCATTGCTTTCACGCTTTGCTGCTGCATTACCCGGGACGGCAACATCCTGCCGATCTGGCGTGCAGTTGCCATTACCTGGGGACCGGGCGCCGTGTCCTCTCCTTCCGGAGGTTCCACGCGATGAACGGGACTGCCAAAGCCGTGCTCCGCCAGGTAGTCGATGTAGCGACGTTCGTCGGTGCGCGCATCGTTGAGCATTTGGCGTAGGTCTTCGATCTGGGCTTCTAGGAGCCCGGTGATCATTCCATTGAGGACTTTGATCCTCTCCAGCGTTTCTCTGTGGCGATCCCGCAGGTCCTGGACTCGCTGCTGTTCGGCTGCTACTTGCGTGCGTAAGCTGCTCTGAGCCTGCTCGGCCAGATCGCGCTGGATATTCATCTGGTCGATCAGAGCGCAGCACTCACGCTCCTTGTCTGCAATGAGCCGATCCGCCCTTTTTCTTGATACCCACGGTAGCGCGAGTCTCATTGTTGCTGTCCCTTCAGCGTGCTCAACATGCGGCGTCCAAAGCCGGTGCTCTGCGCCGGCTGTCCGCTTTGTCCAACGGGCTGCGAGCGCATCCCTGCTTTCGAGCCACCTTGTTGCTGATCCTTCTTTGAGAGGAATTCGTTGCAGCAAATGTCATCAGGAGCGTCGGATACATCTACGCCGCCTTGCTGCTTTCGTTCCTGCTCTACTTCTGGATCCGCTAGGACTTCAGGTTCCATGCATAGCGAACCCTGCATCTTCTGGCAGTTGCTGCACGCATAGGGACCGAGGTCCACGCAGAAGCCGGTAGCTTTTGTTCCAGAGCTTGCCATTAAATTCTTTCTATTGCTGAACGCCAGTCACGTCGACGGCAATGGTTGGGGTTGATCCAACCGTCGTTGTGGCGCACAGTCCGTTTCCAGATCCAACGGCAAAGTATGTTTGTCCACCGAATCCAAGTTTTAAATTTAGAGAAGTCGTTACGGTAGTACTGGCAGCGTTGCTGTAAGTTGCGGTGCAGGTTCCAGCGTTGCATCCGGCAGGTGTGGCGCATGCTGTGCCTGTGCCACTTACAAACTTTATGGTGTCCCCGGTCGTCGTGCTATCGAGCTGAACGTCGATTCCGCACACATAGAAGTTAAGGGCGCCAGACGGAGTAACTAGAGCCGTTGTCGTGGCGGTGGTTATGTTTGCAAAGAAGTGGCTCTTGAGAACCTGAGCGTTTTGGCACGGGTCGGTTGTTCCAGCGATGTTTGTTTCTTGGGTGATCCATGGCGCTGGAGACTGATAGACGGTTGTGAGACTCGGGGAACCTCCAGATTGGCAGGCTGAGGAAATTGTGACCGATCCTGTCCCTGTTATAACCGTCGATAACCGGATGCGAAAGAAGCTGTAGCCGGTCACGTCTGACTGGATCAATCTGTTCGTACTGGCCTGAAACGTGACAATGTTATTCGGGACAGTGGCTCCCGCTATCGCATCGATTGCCCCGATCGTAAACCAGTTCACGCCGTCAATAGTGGTCTCCCAGGACGCGGCTCCTCCGGTTATTGTGGTTGTCTGGACCAGTGACACGCTGCATGACCCAAACGAGAAACTATTGTTGATAACAAGGGCCACCGCGTTCAGAGGCGTGGATGATGTCCACACAGCCAGCGGAGAAAGCTGCAAGCCGGCAGATGGCGCGCCAGCGGCAATGCGGCCGCCTGCACCCTGACCGAATGAAGAACCGACCAGGAGAATTAGGCATGCAAGATAGTGATGTAGTTTCATTCCCGCTCCCTCACACGGATCTTCGTTGTGACTTGGGTAGATGAGGTGGCCTTCAGCAGTGTGTCCGCAGCTCGGAAATTGAAAGCCCCTGAACTGCTCTGCTGGCCAGCTCCTAAAAGTGGGCTGTGTCCACGGCCTCTTGCAACGTCGTTTGCTAGCACCAGCGGCTCCGTTGCTGGGCCGACTTGGTAGGTTCCGGCAAAGCCGTCCTCTGGACTTTGGTAAATTAGCCCTTGGGGTGCTACGGACTCGTCTTCCATGAAATCGGCGTAGCGGGCCGGTATGGTCGAGAGTACGGCCACCTGCGCGCCGCCTGCTGCGTTCAAAGCAATCAATCGTTCGGCTGGCATTTAGCCTCCACCCTGAAGAAACTGGTTTAGGTCCTGGGCGCTGATGCAAAGTACTTCGCTGCCGTGCCAATTGGGGTCCGGATGCGTGACCGGATAAACCCGCTTCTCTCCCTGGTGATCTACATGACCAACCGAGTACAGCGCCTTTACCGTCTTAAGGAGGGCGTCAAAGCGTTGCGGCCCAAGCTCCACGCGCAACTCTTCTGAGTCGTACATGTTGTGGAAGGCTCCCAAGCGGTGACGGGCCGGATGAAGCGTCAATGTCGTGCATGCTGGAAACGCCTGGTGGTGCAGCGCCAGCTGCTCATCCTTGCAGGCCTGGCAGGTTCCGTTTGTGCAGTTGCCGTGGCTAGTCGCGACCATGCATGGCCTCCATCATTCGTCGGCTGAGGGTCTTTTTCTTCGCGGGCTGGTACTCTTCGTTGCCCCGCCCGGCCGCACGCTTTTCACTCTCCTCAATGGCCACCGCCTGCTGAGGATTAGTGACAACAGGTCCCGTCTTTGAGCCAGAGTGCAAGCGGCGTTGCTTGAACTTCTTCATTACTTCGTCGTAAGGCATCCGTCCTCCATTGACCCGCTCCCGCTGCAATGCCTGGGATCCAGCAGCGGTAAGCACTATTTCTCTCCGAAGGGCAGCGTTAGAGCGTAAGCTGAAGCCTCAGCGATTGGCCTGATGTCGCGCTTCCAGATTCCGTAGCGCTTGATCTCGTCCACAAACCCTTCCCAATCGTGCGGCACGCTAACCGGGATAAGTACGCCATCTTTTTCTTCCAGGCTCGCGTGCTTAAGTTCGTGGAAGACGAGCGCTTCCATCTGCCAATAGGTAAGCTTGCAGTCGCGGACATTGTTGGCCGAGAACCACACGATGAAGTCGCAGTTGCTAAAGTAGCGGAGCAGCCCGCTTGGGCGCTGGCACTTACCCAGATGCAGCTTCGGCTGAGTCGCTCCCCTGCGCTTCCACAGATAGCGGATGGCCGCACGCTGCAGGGACTGAAAGCATTCCTGGCTTTCAATCAGCGCTTCGCCAATCTTCGCCGCCTTTTCAGCCAGCACCCAATCACCTTCCGTGTCGAATACTTCCGTACCAGGGACTGGGAATTCTGCTCGCGGATCTCCGCCAAGAATCAGGTTCATGTGCATTGCGTGCCTTACTTCGCCGTCTGGTGTTTGACGACAGCTTTTGCAGTTGCCTTGGGATGGGCGACGGCATGAGCGACAGGTTTGGAAGTGTGGTGGTGGATGGCAACGATGACGGCCTTGCCTTTGTGGATGACTTTATTCACTCCCACGTAGGCCATTCCTGCCAGCAGGACCGGGACAAGTATGATCGGTGGCGGCATTTGCTCTATCTCCTTGAAGCGAAGTACCCAATAAAATAAAAGCGGGCAGGTAAGGTTCCTGCCCGCCGCCGTAGCCCTCGGGTCAGAGGCATGGCAACAAACGTCGATGGCTAAGCGCCGGGATCAATCGGGCGACTATTGTTGTAGAACGCAAACTTGGCCGCGTTTGGGCTCTGACGTAACCAGAGTCTCACGGCGGTCACAGCCCCACCAAGCGCCAATACCGCGTATGTCTTGAGGCATGCGCGTGACAGGCACAGGGGAGCGACTCCGGTGAATACTCCGCTGAGCGCGCCAATGGCCCCGCCCTCAGCTACTACCAATGCACTCTGTACTGACTTCGGCAATTCCGCCCAGAGGTTAGCGAAGAAGTTTTTCATGCTCTGTTTCCTTCCTGATGGTTCGCGGCCTGTTGCGCCAGGCGTCGTTAAGAAAACGCTCGAACCATTGTTCCCGTTGCAGTTCCGTCCAGGTATCAAAGAAGCCTTCAGGGAATCCCACTCGCCCGCGGGCCGCTTTGATTTGATCTGCCGTCTTAGCTGGACGCACGAAGCGCTGTGCAGCCATTACAGAGCCGGGAAGATTACAACCTGGAGTAACTGGGGTGCAGTCACGTTGTGTGAGGCAGTCTCGCCAAAGTTGACCGTGGCAAATAGCTGTTTGGTTAAGTTTAGAGTGCTCGATACAGCAGTACTCACGTCAACGGAGCCGCTCACCGTCTGTGATGGCGTCGAGTTGAGGGTATTCGTCCATGGACCAAAAGGACTCGAAGCCCACATCGTTCCGCTGGCGCCAGTGGCAGATGTTGTGAAGAGCGAACAACCTTGGATCGTGCCGGCAGCACCTTGGGTCTGCGTGGCAAAGGTGATCGTGGTAACACTCACTGGCGACTGACCTCGAGCGGCTGCCAGGTTGATCTTCACCGCGATAACGCTCGATGCCACCTGGGTTGCCGTGGCGATCTTCGCGCAAGCCCACCAGCTTCGTCCCTGAAAGTTGAAGTAGTTTGCCGGTATCAGCAGTTCCCCAATGTCTTCTGCGCTGTTGTTTACCGTGCCCTGGGCGGTGAAGTTGAAGGCTGCAAGCTGCGCTGTCCCTTGGCTTGCGTCGCCAACTGGAGGCAGGCCGGGTACCGGCTGATTTAGAAACGTGGTGTGCGCGGTGGCCACAGTTGGGACCTTTGAGGTTGACGTGATTGGAGCAAGCGCGGTGAAGTTTACGCCCATCGGGCAAGCAGGAATTATGGTCTCCAAAGTGGTGAGTGTTCCACCGCAGTTTGCTGCGGTGGTGTGATCCACCTCTGTACCCGAGGACCCACCCACTGCCGTTAGGTATACGCGATAACCCACAGCGCCGGTCGATGCGGCCGGTGCGGCCACGGTGATGCCGTTTGTGGTGCCACCGGTGGCCTGCGTGGTCTCGTTTGTGTTGCACAGCGACTCCCCGCCGAGGATGTCCACGTAGCTCACGCAAGCAATAACGTTGCCGTTGGTGAACGTGCCGCCTGCCACCGTGCCGGTGGTAGGAGCTGCGGCAGCCGAGATGTTCGTTGTCACGCTTGCCCCAGCCTTGTACCAGGTGCCGTTCACCGCGTCGTAGATCGGCTGGAATGCCAGCGTCGACGCGTTTTGGATGGTCGTCTTCGTGCACCCTTTTTGGTAAAAGTCATTTGTGACGATCACTGGGATAGCTGTGGTTCCAGCGTATGCCAGTGCCTCACCCAGGCCGCAGGTGCCACTCACGATGGTGTAGCTGGTGTGCGTGTTGGCCGGCGAAAGGCTCAACGTACAAGTGCCGCCGTTGATAAGCACAGCGCTTGGCGTCAGAGTCTCATTGAGAGCCGTGTTCGCATCCAGGATCTTCACCGATGGAATAGCGCCGGAGAGGCTGTTCTTAGTGCCAAGGATGTACTGGTTCACCCCGAGAGGGATGTAGCACGAGCTCTGGGCAAAACTGAAGCTCGTCGGAATGGGCGATCCTGTTGATGGCAGCGACCACTGCGCGAACTCTGCGGCAACGAGTTGGCTGTTCACCTTGTACGACGTCAATCCATCGTTGACTGGTCCGCTCTGGCCGATGGGCTGCTGTGCTGAGAGGCCGATAGCCAGTAGGCACACGATTGCGACTGCGAATAGGATTCGCTTCATTGTCTGAATCTCCTTATTTGGAAAGTGTTTTAGTGCGTGATCCGGTGTGACTCAAGTTCTTGATCGAGCTTTTCCTCGATCCGATCTAGCCTCTTTGTGGCATCAGCTTTGAAGTCAGTGAGCTGATTGCGAGTCACAAAGTCGTTCTTCACTGTGGCTTCCACCGCGGTAAGCCGACGCTCTTGCTCTTGCTGCACGTCGGCAAAGTGGGTGCGTGTTGCCGCGAAGTTCATCACGCCGTTAAGGCATGTAAGCAGGAGTGAAGCGAGGAGCGCGCCTAGGCTTGCTCCCTTTGGTAGCTTGTTTTTTAACCCAGTAATAAAGTCACCGGTTGGCATGTATTGACCCCGACGTTTCGGTGTAGAATTCTTTACCTATGAACCGCACAGCGGAAACAAATCTGCTCGAAGCTCTGGGGTCACTGCCCAGCTCGCTCTCCTTTGAGCAATTCGTGAAGCACCCAAGCATTCAAGCACTCAACCTCGAGCCATTATCTTGGCGAGAGGTCTACGAGCTGTACGACATGTACTGAGTGTTCACTGCACGAGTTCCAGCTTGCAGGGTCCGGGCGTCACAGTGTCGGTATTAGCCACGTTAAAGGTGAAAGCGAACGTCTGGTCCTGCGTGAAATCAATCGTCCCCGTGGCCTGGTTCACCGTAGGGCTGCTTCCAGGCTGAAAAAGCGAGAACCGGCCATAGGTCTGCGCATTCTGGACGCCCGGGTTGTTCCAGATTTCGAAGTATCGCCTCTGAACGCCTGCGCTTGCATCAGAACCGGTATCAAACGTCGTGCCCCCAAATTTCACCTTGTACGAGACAGCCGCCGCACCTGCGCTGTGGCTCGAGTACACCGTGAAGATTAGTCCCTTGCCGGGGCCAATCGTATTTCCCTTGATTGTGTAGCCTGAGCAAAGGTTTTGGTCTGCGGCATTCCCTGTTATTGCGCCAACCCCGTTGTTTTGCTGGATATTCAGGAGCGTAGTATTGTTCCCGCTACTAGGCACCGTAAGAGCCGCACCACGGACACTGATGCCTGTGTTGTCGCGGAGTGTTCCGGTTGTCCCGGCCGGTAGGGTTATATTCGCGTCCGTAAATCCGCTCGCGAAGATGTCCACATCCGTCAACGTGAGAGCTCTGAGAGATGCCGGGTTGAGCGTTCCGGCAAGATCTAGGGTGCTGTGCGTGATCGTGTTGGCGGTGTTCTGGATGAGCGGATACACACTTCCGCTGCCGGTGTTCAGCTTGATTCGAATCCTCGAATTCGATAGTGTAAGCCCCGTTTGTCCGCCCCACTGAATGTAGCCGGCTGGAGAGCCTGAACCGCGAATGTCGTTCATCATCACATCTACATCCAGGCGATCAATCGAGTGAGCCATATTGATGAACGCGCCGTTTGTGCCTGTACTCGATAGGTCCTCGTGTGTGCCAAAAATCTTCCAATAGGCATCGGTATTGTTTCCGGTGGCGAGTATAGACGGCCCGGTCACTGTGCCATCCAACTTGCTGTGGATGTTCGAGCCAGCGTCCACATAGAGACCATTTACGCCGTCCGCTGCAACGATCCCTGCCCCCGTCGAGGATGTGAACCAAATCGACGTCGAGATCAAACTGATATCTGACATCGACCCGCCGATGAGCGTCTGGTACGGACTGGCCAGACCGAGGTTGTCGCTACCGGAAAGAAATAGCCCGGTATCAGCAAAGATTGAAGAATTCAGCAGGGTAAACTGCTCAGCCGCCGTGTTGTAGATGCCAATGTTCCCAAAGTTAGAATTCGCGGTCGCGCTGTGTCCCAGCTGAATTTGAACATTCTCTAGGAGATCCCATTGCGAGAACGAAAATTGATTGGGATTGGACCCACCGGCATTGTCGCGCCCAAACATGATGGCGACGGTGGAAGGGCTTGAAGGCGCGCTGAAGAATGTGTCGAAGGTAAGATTACGAAACATCTGCGAGCCGCTCCCGGTGGCATCCCAGCAGGGCGTGCTTCCAGTGTTGCACTTCAGAACGGTGGTATTGGGAAGCAGCGCATAGTTCGCGCCACAACTCCCTGCGAATCGGCAACGCTGGCTGCCAACACCATAGATGTTCAACGCAGGCTTGTTGGTGTCATTTACAGACGTGCTAACAAGTATGACGCCAGGCGGCAGCTGGATTGCGCCTTGTCCCAGGTTGAATGCGTTCGTCAGGCAAAGGCTAATGGCTGGACCGTTATCGCTGTTCGTTCCAGCTACAACTCCATCAGCTGTGCAATCGCGGATCCAAGACAATGTCGCGCCGATTAGTGGAAACCCATTCATGTTCAGCGGCCCGTTAAGTGACTGCATAGCATTTCCTGCCGGTTGCGAGAACAGTGGAATTGGAAAAAACATGCCACCACCCTGGCAGACGGTTGCGGCAGGCAGTCCGTTTCCGAGATTTACCGTTCCACCAGAGCCGCCGCTCAGATACCAATACTGCGGGTAGCCAGGAACTGCGCGATGAGCTTGATTGCTGATGCTGGTCACGTAGCAAGTAAACGAGGGCTGCAGTTCGTCGTTGAACCGCAGCGTACAGACCGTAGAGTTTGACGTTGGCAGCGAGGCCCCAGCGACGAGCGCTGCGCTCTGCGAGTAATTGCCCCACGATCCCGGCGTTCCGGTAACTGAGCCCTGCAGGGTCTCGCTCCCTGATGTGGTAGACATCCAGACTTCGTAGCCGGTCGCCGTAGGAGGCTGGAGTATTGGAGCCGCGACATTTACCGTGCCGGTGGCCGTCAGGAGTACCGTTGATTCTGGTGATGCTAGTGTCCGGCCCGAAGCATCTTTGATCGTGAGCTTTGTAAAGTAGGTGGCGCTTGGCAGTGTGCCGCTGGCTGTGTTTGTGCTGAGCGCCGGCGCCAGTGCTGGATTGGGCTGGCCAACCACAAATCCGGAATTAGCGGATGGCGGGCCATCGGTGTAGCACTGGACTTCATTCGGCGCTACCAGAGCCACGCCGCTTACCGTTGCAGCCTGAGTCAGTGCGAAGGTGATGGTAGCGTTTGGCAGTCCACCCAGTGCAGGAGTCTGAATCTGTCCTGTCACCGTGCCGGCGTTGGCCGAGGTGGCAATCATCGCCAGGGCGAAGGCGAACATTCTGGCAAAACTCGTGTGAGTGGCCTGCCCAGCTCGCCTTGCCCCGGCAAATGGCTCTGGCGATTCTCCGCGACCTCCTTTCCTCACCGTATTCGATTTAACAACACTTGTCAGCACGCGTAGGGCGGCACCTATGGTGGTTAGCTGAAGGGGGGAGCGCCACCCTGCAAGCATGACTCTAATTTTCATCGTTCCTATCCTCGTCTTGGACTTGTTTGAACGTTTGTCGGAGCTGTCGGCGGCAGCGCGTTTACGCGACGATGCATCGCCGGCCGCTCCAACTTGATACCGCGCACTTTGGCTTCCTTCTGCGCGGGACAGTTCCCTTTGTGGTCACGCCCCAGCGGATGGCCGCAATCGCTGCAGAACCTCATAGCCAGTTAGCCTCCATCGGGCTCTTCTCACTGACATCCCCACCCATCTCGCCATGGGAATCCCTGTTATGCTCACGCTGTAGCCAGCCTGCAAACGCATAGGCATCCTGTGTCGCGGCAGGTCCAACTCGAACGGCCTTGTTGTCGCCTATCAGTGGCCAGAGTTTGACTTTGGCCAGGGAGCGCTCAACAAAGTCTTCAGCCTTGCGAATCTTTTTCTTATGAAGCAGCTCGCGCTTACGGGCCTCAGTAAGCCACAGCGTGCGCGATCCGCTATCTGGAAACGCCTGCGCGCCGGCAGCCGCTTCCATCTCGCTCATCTTGATCGTCGGCGCTGTCCGCTGGAATGCGGGACGCACCCGTAGGCGAATGTCGAAGCGCTTGCGTTTGCTGTTGATCACGATCGCGTGACCGTGCCGGACCAGGTCCCGCGCCGACTCCGCATCCATGCGCCAGGGCTCAGGTGTGTTGCTGTTCGGGTAATAGACACCGACTGTGTCATCCCGCTCTGGCTTCGCTTGCGAGATTTTCCCCGAGGCGCTAGAGGGATAGACAGAAACCGTGTAGATCTCGGTTCCGATCTCGATTTGCTTCAGTTGTTTGAGTTTTGCCGGCGTGAGCTCGGCTGAAGAGAGATGTGCCATTGGGCTACATCGGTGCAGCGGTTTGGCCCCCACCGCCTTTAGGCTGCCTTCCCTTATGTCTGTGGCGCGATGGTTGTTTGACCGCCGCGCCACACATTTTGCCCAGGTATAAGGAGAAGGTTGAGCAGACTGTACAGTTGACTACGGTAGTTATGCAATAGACCGTTTGGAATACACAACATCTTGGGTACTAAGGGTGGAAAGGGGAAAGCGGATCGCCCCAGCTGGCGACCCGCCACAGTAGCTTAGGACGTGGCGGAATTTGCGGATTCCGTGGTTGGCATCGGGATAAAACCACAATCGAACAGCCGAACGAACATCTGAGCCTTTTCCTGCCATTCGCTCGGGATATCTTCTAGTTTGGTAACACCGAAGCATGCAGCCATCGGGCAGTTGTTCCAGTCGTGGCAATTCCAATGCTCTGGCTTAATCGTTTCCTCGTACCGGCCGCCCGCGTGTAGCAGCGAATCGAGTTCCGTTGCTATGAATGCTTCGGCCTTCCTTGCCACCGGGCTCTTGATCTTGTCCAGACTCAGGGCCTCGCACCATCTGGCGTACACCGTTTTCGCGTTTGGTGCCTCCAGCGAAGTCAGGGCCTTGCACCCGCTGGCGTCCACCGTTTTCGCGTTTGGTGCCTCCAGCGAAGTCAGGGCCTTGCACCCGCTGGCGTACACCGTTTCCGCGTTTGGTGCCTCCAGCGAAGTCAGGGCCTCGCACCATCTGGCGTCCACCGTTTCCGCGTTTGGTGCCTCCAGCGAAGTCAGGGCCTCGCACCCGCTGGCGTCCACCGTTTCCGCGTTTGGTGCCTCCAGCGAAGTCAGGGCCTCGCACCAGCTGGCGTCCACCGTTTCCGCGTTTGGTGCCTCCAGCGAAGTCAGGGCCTCGCACCCGCTGGCGTCCACCGTTTCCGCGTTTGGTGCCTCCAGCGAAGTCAGGGCCTCGCACCATCT